AGTCAGCAGCCCACAGGAACGCCATGATTATGTTGTCTACAAGATGCATGAAGACATTCTGAACCAGCGTTACCACGAAAGCATTCAAACTATTCTGGCTGAGCTGAAGAAGGTTATTCCTCGCATTGAGTTGACAGGGCAGTGGAGTGTCGATGTGATGCGCAACGGCAATGATTACTACATCATTGATATGGCGCTTGCTGAGAACTCTGCTCTGAATGACTGCGTGCCGAGTAACCGTCTTCGTGCTTATCCGCAGCAGTGGCTGCCTGTGGCTCCGAACACCGAAACCTAAAAAAGGGAGAACCATCATGAATACCATTTCACCCGTCTTCATCCATCAGCCGGATAGCTGTCACGGATGGGGCATTGAGTTCAATAAAGAGCGACCGTTTTGGGAGGCAGATGCCACCGCATTTGTCCGCGCCATGTACGATGAGATGCAGAGCCATGACAAGAGCTTTAGCTGGTTTCATCAGTGTGGCAGCGGGCAAGAACAGAATGGAAACTACTACGGTTACCAATTTTTCGAGGTTTGTTCTAAGACTGAGGAAAGCGATGCGAAGCGCATGGCTGAAATCATTGCCGAAAAGATTGGCACGAATGTTGTTTAATAAAGGAGCGTTAATTCATCATGGATACGCTTTCACCTAAAATCACATTGTTTGGTAAAACGATGAACATCAAGGAGTTTCTTACTCTCCTGTACGCAGAAGCCAAAACTTCTGGATACGACTCAAATACCGGGAACGTTTGGTGCCTTGCTTATCAACGCAATGTGTCCGCGCCGGGAATCCCGATGGACCAGTTGACGGAAGAACAGCGGCTGTATGTGTATGCCACAACGTTCTTGTCTTTTCTTTCTATTGGGAATAAAAAGAATACTCCTAGAGATTTCATCGTTAAAACGCAGGAATATGAGCGTGAATTTTGGCTGAGCGACAACATCAACAACCAAAAAGCCATTCTTCCGGACAAGAATATGTGGCGTAATTTCAAGGATATTTACTTTTACATTTCGACCGACTATGACACAGGCAACGATGGCGTTCCGTTTGCAGACCTTCTGCCGGAAGAACGCATCAATGCCGCCGCCTATTATGTGGAGGAACACCTCGAAGACTGGACGACCTTGCTTAGCTTCACTGTTCCTTACGCCCGGTACACGGATGTCCCCAACGCAAAATAAATCTCATCTTACTGGAGCCGCCTTCGGGTGGCTCCTTTTTCTTTTACCAAAAATTGCGACCGGATGTATAATTGGAAAAAGGCAGAGGTGCAGTATGAGCATATACGGATAGCGGGGCAAAAATGCCAGAACCAAAACATTAAGGAGATAGCAACCACATCTGAGGTGTCAGTTCGGGTACTTGTTGTCGAGTATACGATGCAACAGATTGCGACATGCAGCAATAATTGCATTTTGTTGCGAATTGCGTAAAATATAGGATGCAAATAAAAAGTGAGGTGAAGGAAAGGTTGTCGCAAATCAGAATTATCGCTCCCTATGGGGACAATTTCAGTGTCAGAGAATTTGTGGAATGGGAGTATAACGGCGGAAAAGAAGATTTTGAGCCCGATATGCACTGTAAATCATGGAATACATTGCCCATCGACGGAAAGCTTGGCCACATTGCTTGCAGTCTTTTTGGAGACCTCGCTAGTTTTGGCAGTTATAGCTGCCGTATTGGTGTCTCAGATGGGCATTCAACCTACTACTTCTTCTTTACTCAAGAAGGAAAGGACGAGGAGATTCTCCTCAGCCTTGCCGCTTTTGTAAATGTAATCTACACAAGTGCCGAAGAAACATGCAAACAGGGAACAGGGCTTACTTTTGCAGACTTACCTCTTGCGCAGAGACTTGATGTAATTGCAAAATATATCGAAAACAACTTTGAAGCATGTGTCGCAATGCTCGCCAATGTTCCTTATATGCAATGGACTTAATATTTTTTACCATTTAGTGTTGCACATTTGTGCGAATTGAATAGAATTAAGAATGTAAACCAAAAAGTGCATCGGAGCGGTCAAACGCCGCTTTGTGCTATAAATTCCTCCCCCAAAAGGAGCAGGTTCGTAAGGAGCCTGCTCCTTTCTTTTTGGCAAAAAAAGGAGAACCCATGAATCGAGAAGATGTTGCAAAACGTAATGCCAGTATCGTGCGGGATATGCGCAATGGCATGCGGATTCGTGATGTAATGAAAAAGTATGATGTATCTCGCTACACATGCTACCGCACCATGCAAAGCGTAAATCGAAAAGAGAGACAAGCAAATTACAGTGACTGGAAAGCCAAGCGTGATGAAGAAATCGTCAATCGTTATGCCGATGGCGTCCCAGCAGAACAACTTGCTAAAGAGTATGGCGTTCACCGAGCCACAATATACCATATTCTTTCTGAGCACAACAAAGACTATCTGCGACAACGTGATGCCAAAAGACCGAACGCCACTCAATTGGCTCGTGAAGCACGGCAGCAAACATTTATCGAAGCTGTAAAAGCTGACCCGAATCGCTCAGTTATGAGCATTTGTGAAGAGTTTGGCTACTGTTCTTCTCACGGCTTTGCTCTTATCCACAAAGCCGGAATCTACCGTGGCCGAGGACGCAAAAAAGGAGCGAGCAACCATGACGAGGCTTGAGAAAATCCAGCGCCTGAACGCAATTGCAGCAGATTATGAGAAAGGCATGTCTCTGCCTGCCCTGGCAGAGAAGTACGGTGTCTGCGTACGGACCTGCTACCGTGCCATTGACAAAGATGCCGTAAAAGAACGTACTGTCGCTCTGAACAAAGCGACAAAGCTGGATACCGAAATCTTGAATGATTATATCGCCAATATGTCAGTAACAAACATTGCAGCGAAGAACAAAACCTCCACAACTCACTGCTACCGTGTTGCAAAAGAAGCGGGACTGTGCAGCTTGGAGCAGGGTCGGAACCGACGGTCATCCCGCCTTACGGAACGCAACAAGGAAATCTATGCCAAGCGGAAAGCCGGTGCCTCAGTCAAAGAATTGGCAAAAGAATATCAGTTAAAGGTCCCGACTGTCTATTGCATTCTTGAGCATATGGAATGGGGTAGAAAGCCATGAAAATTCGGTTAATTTTGTGCGCTGCGCTGACTTTTGCACTCACCGCTTGCTATCCCGTTAGTACGCTTCCTGCAGATGTTCCTGTCGGTTCAGCAAAAAGTATCGTAGAGAAGGAATTGGAAAAATCCCCGGAAGAAGAATTCACAAACTGGCTAGAAGCAGAGCATATCACGCCGTATGCTTTCGGGGATTGGGGAGAGGCTTCAAACGGTTCCTTCACAGACGGCAAGTGGCACGATGTCAAGCTGCGCATCACAAAAGTCACAACGGAAAGTGAAAACGAGGACTACATCGAAAATGTCATCGCCTACAACAACACCTACGCTACTGTGAAATATGGTGAAGATGAAACTACCAAGCTGGAAGACGGCATTGATGATGCCGAGCTTATAGTAGTGGATTACGAAGTAGAGCTTCCCGAAGATTATCCTTGTGACGGAAACGCAGATGTGAACCTGTCTGTTCGTGACCAAAACGGACAGTCACAAATGATTAAGCTCGTGACAAGTGAAGAACTTGATATGACTCCCGGCACAGTATACGCCAAGCGCGGTATCTTTGCACGCAAGCAGGGCGACACAAACTATGTGTTCGAATCCCTCCGCTATCAAAACGACGCCGCTATTGAAGGACTAGATGAAGGGGCATCCGCCAGAGCATTGAAAGACAGCTTTTTCTCCAACAAATAATACCCATACAAATTCGAATAACAACACAGGACCTGCTGCGAATATTGCGGCAGGTCTTTTATTTTTGAGGGAATAACATGAACGATAAAGACCGTACACTTCTTCGCTATGTAGTAGAAGGAGATATTCGTAAAGCCCAGCAGCAGGCAAAAATCATCCTTGAGGGTATCACGACAGCAAAAGACGAGCAGTTCAAGACCCGCTGTCTTTCTCAGCTCTCGGCAAAAGCGCCGGAGCTTATCGAACTTCCTTATAACATGCAAGGGTTACTTGTGGCAGAAGATGTCACTAATTTCCCGGAAAATCGGTATTTGCTCCGTGATTCCGAAAAAGCTGTAATAGAACGCCTACTGAAGACGAGAAAAGCCTCTCTCCGACTTAAAGAGCTTGGCATTCACTACACTTGTTCCTTACTTTTGCAGGGCGAACCGGGAACCGGAAAGACCGAACTGGCACGATATATTGCATACAAAGCAGATTTGCCTTTCGTATATCTTAAATTCTCCGGGCTTATTAGTTCTGCTCTGGGGAAAACGCAGCAAAACATCGGGCATGTATTTGACTATGCTCGGCGTTCTCCTTGTGTGCTCTGCCTTGACGAGATTGATGCTATCGGCATGAGCCGTGGCGGAAAAGATGATGTTGCAGAGATGAGCCGCGTAACCATTGCTCTGATGCAGGAGCTTGACCGTCTCCCGAACGATGTCATTCTCATTGGCACGACCAACCGTTCTGACCAGTTGGATGCAGCATTGTTCCGTCGATTCAGTTTTCTTCATCGTGTGCGGAGCCTTGACAAGAACGATGCCGCCACTTTAGCAAAGATGTTTCTTGCATCGACGGGATACCCCACCACCGAGCACACCGTATGCGATGTACTCGAAACCATCGAGAGCTTCTATACAGCGAGTAATGTGACGAAGGCTTGCACGGACTATCTCGTCAATCAAATTGTCAATGAAGAGCAGGAGGAGAGCCATGCGTGATTTTGAGCCCCGTATCCGCATGAAACGCGGAACTGTAGCAGAGGAGTTTCCGGAAGTTGCAGCTATGTGGCACCCTACTGCGAACAGCTTTACCCCTTCAAGTATTACCGCCGGAAGCAATCAGCGTGCAGCACTTATCTGCCCCGTGTGCGGTTATGGCAGCGATGGAGAATGGCGACCAACTGTCGCTTCGGCTTGTCGTACCAAGGGTGGCTGCCCGGTCTGCTCCGGCAAAATCGTAGTTAAGGGTAAGAATGATGTTGCCACCGTACATCCAGAAATTGCGGAGCAGTGGCATCCGACGCTCAATAAAATCAGCCCGGATGAAGTCTCTTCCGGCAGCGGGAAACATGTCTTTCTCGTATGCAAAAACTGTGGATACGGCAAAAAAGGGGAGTGGTGTCCCGTCATTGCATTTGCCTGCGGCAGCGGTGACAATCATACCGGCTGCCCGGCATGTGCTGCCAAGGCGCAAAGTGAACGTCTCAAAGCCTATCACGAACGGCGCAGAAAGGGACGGTGATGTTATGCGAAGTCATTTGAGAGCTGAACCTATCATAAACGCTAAAAGAGATACTCCCTATAACATGAAAACGCAAAAAGAAATTGGATTATTGGGAGAAAAGGTTTGTAGGAACTTCCTCATAGATTGCTGCGCTAAGCACCGTTTTGGCTTCGTACGATTTGAAGATGTTCGAGATGTCAAAATGTATCAAGAAAGAGACATTGACTTTATTGTTTACACTTCAAGCGGGAAAACAATAACACTTGATGCCAAAGCGGATACATATACCACAGGAAATATTTTTCTCGAAATTTATGTTCCGGGTTTTAAGCTTGGGAAAAACGGCGTTCCTATCGCAAAGTATACAGAAAATGGAGAACGAGCCGGACAAAAACCCGGTTGGCTGTTTCGAGGAGCAGACTTTATTTTCTATTGTTTTTTAAACACAAAAGAAATCTTTGTTTTTGACAGGGAATGTGCGGCGTATTATGCTTGCGAATGTGCAATGTCGGGAATGCCGCTGATTCCCATATATAGAACAGCAAAAAACGATGAAAACCGTGGAGATAACCGCAATTACTATGGCATGGGAATTTGTCCAAACGCCTTGCGAATGATGAACAGCAATATTATGAGAAATCATATGTGGCTGTGCCATTTCCAAAAAGGGCCTTATTATAATCCTTACACGAAAACTTATGACCATCCGAAAAAATCCGCCTGAGAATGTGAATTTTTCGCAAACAATTGCCTCATAAGCTACAAAAAAGTGTTATAGATTTGGTATAATATAGATAGGAAACGGAGGGAATTATTGTGAATCAAATCAACGCTGTAACGCTTGGAAAGCTCATTGCTGCACACCGTGAAGGCGACGAGCAGAAGTTCAAAACCTATGTTGATTTTATCGCCAAAGCCTATGAAGAACAGGGAAACGACCGTGCCGCTAACATCATCCTCAGCAACTATACGGGTGATTATGGCGAGCAGGGGAAGGTCGTTCTGGATGAACCAACCGAACAGACTACATACTACGAGACAGGCTGGTATGAGCCTGATGTTTTGGGGTCCGGTGGCTCCTTTCGCGGAGTTACAAAAACAAGCTCAGAGAAAGAAGCTCTGCAACGAATTCAGAATAACGCTGCAAACTACGCACATCGTATTACTGTATATAAGAAAGACGGCAAAACCATAAAGCGGGAAATTGCCGAGTATGACCAGTGGGAAAAGAGGTGGTTAACATAAGAAAGACGGCAAAATCGTAAAGCGGGAAATCGCCGAATACGACCAGTGGGAAAAGAAGTGGTCAACAACCCCGCCTAAACCGGCTCGCCGGTTATAGACGGGGCTTGCGGGGCAACTCGTAAGCCCGGTTGATTAGCCTTGGTGAATGGCAACTTCGGTTGCTGCGAACTCCGTTATGCATTTGATGAGCAATCATCTTCATAATATAGGCACCCCGATTATGCTCCACAAGTGTCGGGCTCTGCGGGCAGTGTATGTATCAATGACGCAAGCCATTGATATGTATTACGTTAAAAATCTCTAAGGGTAGGAGATGTGCGGCTGCCATGTCGAAAGGCTAAAACAGTGCATAACATTGGCGAAGTGGACCACAGGGCGCAAGCCCTGACTTATAGTTTTATTACTATTTTACGAAAGGAGTGCCTTGCATGAGCACTTGCGTTTGTGTTCTCAGCAACAATGGTGAACGCTTAATGCCTACCATCCGTCTTGGCAGGGTACGCCATCTTCTGAAAGACGGAAAAGCAAAAATCATTAAGCATCATCCATTTACTATCCAGTTACTGTATGACAGTAAAACAAACACGCAGCCCATCGAAATCTGTGAGGATGTTGGCTACAACTACATCGGCATCAGTGTGAAAAGTCAATCTCACGAGTATGTATCTGCGCAGTATGATACATTACAGGATGAGAAAGCCTGCCACGACAGTTGTCGTAAGTTGCGCCGCACCCGCAGAAACAGACTGCGTTACCGTAAACCGCGTTTCGATAATCGCAAACGCGGCGAGGGTTGGCTTGCTCCTTCTTTGAAACATAAGAAAGAACTCAATGTCAACGTTGTTAAGATGTATTGTACAGTAATGCCTATTACTCATGCAACGGTTGAGGTTGGCTCTTTTGATACGATGCTTGTAAAAGCAATTCAGGAAGGAAAAGTCATTCCTGAGGGAGCAGACTATCAAAAAGGTCCTCGCTACAATTTGGCAACCTTGCGGGAAGCGGTATTTTACCGCGATAACTATGTCTGTAAAATTTGTGGGCGTAAAGCTACAGAAGGTGCGATTTTACATATGCACCATATGTTCTACTGGAAAGGTCGTCACGGCAACAGCCTGAACGAACTTCTAACAGTATGCGAAAAGTGCCATACGCCTGCCAATCACCAAAAAAGCGGTAAACTTTATGGCTTCGGAGAAGATGTAAAGTTTGCTGACCTTTCCGGTGCGGCTTTTATGAACACCGTTAGGTGGCAAATTGTCAATGAACTCTACGCTGCTTTTGGCAAGCCGTTTGTCACCATCACTTATGGCGCAATGACAAAAGAAAAACGTATCGCGCTTCAGCTTGAAAAAAGTCACAACAACGATGCGTATGCAATGGGGGAGTTTCATCCAAACCACCGCTGTACGTTTGAGCACTACGAAAAAGTAAGGCGCAACAATCGCATCCTCGAAAAGTTTTATGATTCTCGCTACATTGACATTCGTACAGGAGAAATAACTACCGGAAAAGCACTTTTTAACGGTAGAATTAACCGTAACCACAAAAAGGATTCGGAAAACCTGCACAAATACCGTGGCAAGAGGACATACGCAGGGCATCGTGCTCTGTTACGCAAGAAGGTAAACCTTAATCCGGGTGATTTTGTCTCTCTCAATGGCGAAACTCTCGTTGTGCATAGCACTCATACCAAAAAGAATGGTGCTGTAAATGTAGAGTTCGAGACACCCGCAAAAAGCGGTCAAAAATCCGCAAGCCTTAAAAAGCTTAAAATTGTAAAAGCAGCAAATTCCATACATCCCGCATGGAAAAAAATATCTTAATCATTAAAAGAAAGGAGTAGCAGGGTATTTGTGCTAACTGAGTACACTTCAAATTGCCTCTTGGTTAGTGCATTCCTCACCGCCTAAGTCGCAAGCGACTATAGACGGTGTACCCTGCACACATAATTTAATGAAGTGGAATGTATTTTCTCTCGAAGCAGTTGAAACGGCATTAAAGCCCAAGTTTGTGCTGGAGAAGGTCCGTTATGTGACCGACGACGAAGAGTACGGCGAGGGCGAGTCTACGCGCCTTGTTTTTCGCAATGTAGAAGAGATGCCGGAAATCGACTATATTAAGCGGACCGTCTGCACATTCATTCAGGACACCTATGTTCATTTTAAGGACAAAAGCCTCAAGCCGATGCGTATTTGGCAGGATAACCTCAATGAAAGCGAGGACCATATCCGTTATTCCACAAACAACCTTGTGTCGCCACCGCTGGGACTCATTGGCGAAACATACATTTCTGACGAAAGCCACACACACAAGTGGCTGGTAGCCCAAGGAGGAACTGAACTTCTTGAGAAAGCGTCCGTCAGCATTGATGTTGATGTGATTTACGCCTATGACAATGTCGATAAGGTTGAGAAAAGTTCCGAAAACGGCGAGGTACATGGCGTTCTCATCAACAGTACAATGTATCTGCGCGAATCGGAAATCAAACAGGTTGCTCAACTTATTAAAGATGAAAAGCTTCGTAACCGCGTATTGACGCTGATGCGCTCTCATCGCCGTATTGTATCGGCTCCCGAAAAAGAAAATCGCAATATTCGGGAAATCGCATCCGCACAGATGCTGGGTCAGGGGTGAAATTGTGAAACACAAAATCTCAGAAATCGGCGCTCAGATGCTCGAGTACCAAGAACAGCTTGCCCGTGAATACAAATACAAACCCATCCCGCGTACCTTCTTCTCCGATGTGAGAGCCAAGTTTCAAAAGGCATTGCCGGAATGGTGCAATGTGTCCGGTGACACGATTTCGCTCGAAACCACCAACGGTACGGTCATTACCAACGGGTACAACCGTATCGTGATTGGCGACTACGGCGCATTTGTTGAGTTTTCACGCGTACAAGCCTATATGCGACGTCTGAAAATCAAAGAAGGGCAGGCTTATCGCGTAGAAAACCCGCGCTATGCCGAACATGTCAAATATCTCTGGCTCACGGCAGATGATGGTTCGGATGTGAAGGTATACGACCAGAAGCGTCCGGTAGAATATGCGGATTATAAGCCGGGGATGCTGTATGTCAGTGTATATGAGGTGTTCCCACACATCTAAGAAAATCAAAATAAGAAGTTCTACCCAGTTCAGGGTGGGCTTTTTATCGAGAGCGCCGCAAAGACTACTGACTCGCGGAGGTAACCGACAATGGTAACATTTATTGATGATGATGATATCGAACTAAAGCCTTGCCCGTTCTGTGGTTCTACAGCCGGGTTATATGCAAGCTATGAAGGCATGTATGCAGTGCGGTGCAACTACTGCCGCATCGGAACTGTCCTCATAAAAAACGAACAGGACGCGATTGAGTTGTGGAATCACAGAACGGAGGTAACGAACGATAACTAACGCAGACAAAGCAATTGCATTGCGCCCATCATACTGGGCAAGCGTATCTGGCGGAAAAGATAGCCTGTATATGCTCAATTACATACTGCACAATCTGGACAGATACCCGCTTGACGGCGTGGTTCACTTTGAACTCGAAATCGACTACCCGTTTATACATAATGTTATCGACTATATGGAAACGGAGTGCAAGCGAGCTGGCATCCAATTTGTGCGAATCAAGCCGAGGAAAACGTGGGAAGAATTGTATGATAAATGCGGTTTCCCAACAAGAAAAGTAAGATGGTGTAACGGTCACTATAAACTTGATGCAAAGCGGCAACTATCCGAATGGCTGAACGAAGTCGGTTTTTATGTAGTAAATTACATAGGCTATTGTGCCGACGAAGAACGCCGTTTCAACAAGCGGTTGAGTGCCAAAAAGTTAGAGATATACCCTCTCGCAGAAAACGGCATTAACGAAGATGTGATTTTGGAATGGGCAAAGACACAGCCTATTTTCAACAACTACTACAAAACCAACAAGCGCTGCGGTTGTATGTATTGCCCGATGTCCTCGTTTCTTAACTTTGCCTATCTCTATAAATACTACCCCGAAAATTTCCGGTATATGCTTGAAAAAATGCGGGAAACGGAAGAATTGAGAGAGAAAGAGCTTGGTAGACCGTTCTCTGTGATTTCATCGAATCCCAAATATAATGCGGATTACTTGGAACACATCGTCAAAACGAAATGGCTCAAAAAGCTCAACGAAATGGAGATAACCAACAATGACTATGTCGATGCGTATTGCGTCGGTGTGGATGTGGATGGTCACACCACTGTCCACTAGGTTGCATTAAAGAGTATTGGCAAAAAGGTGTTTTATCGAGTTTAGCTGTGGGGAGAATGTCAATTGGGTGAAAGCATGAGCAGTGAACCAAAAGTAATCACTTCCTTTGAGGAAGCACCGCAATCGTTGCGCGATAAATGCGATAAAGAAGTTTTGCGAGCTTTTTTTAATGCACACTTCTCAATTACAGAAAAAAGTGTGAATGACGATAAAAGATTCTATCTCGATGATGGACGCAGAATTAAGGACGATGATATTCTTGTCGCCTACATGAAAGATAGGAAAGTCTGGACAGAACCCGGCGTTGAAATTCGTACTATAACAGGCGAACTCACAAACAAGTTTGGAGAAAAAAAGCTCAAAGATTTCTTTGCAGCAGGATTTTTCTTAACGAAAAAACGCATTAAAAAGAACAAATGGAGATATTATTTGCCGGACGGCAGATGCTTGGATAGTGAAAAGAAACTCGATGACTTTTTACTCGAAAAACTGCGTCCGGCTTTTAACAAAGAATTGTGCGACCATGTGATTGACATGGCAGCCACGGCAATTCCAGGTGTTGACAAAAGCGAGCTGTTCATTTCCGACACAGAAAACGAAAAGGCTGCGTGCCTTAATGTAAAACTTGACGGCAAAGTCTATAAAGAAGCAATTTTACCGTATGTTTCCTATGAAGGCATCATTAGCTCATCACTTTATAATAACCTTTATTCACGCTGCACGGCACTTCATAAGCGCAACATTGAGCGCTTTGAGAAATCTCACGATTTGAAGGCGCTCAAACAAATTGCAGAGTCTATTCTTCTGTCTTTACAGGTAGATGAAAAACATATCCTGCTCGGGGATTTCTGCATCACCTCCAACAAAATTACTGACATCAATGTAGGGCTGCAGCAGGAAAGTGCATTGAAGAAGGCAGTCGTCACCACAACAGTAAAATTTGATAACGGTAGGAAAGCTGTTTTCAGCATCCAAGTAGCTTTTGGAATCAATGATGTTCTTCTGCAAGAACTCTATAGAAATGATGTTCTGACGCAAGGGGCAAAGGTTGTCTCAGAACAGAGAGACTATTCCGTTACCCCGAACTCTATCTTGCATGACTTTGTCTGTACTTGCTGCAACAATGCTCATACGGTCAGTAAAACATACAGAAAAGGCAACATCGTTCTGGACGGCGTACTCAGACAGGTATATAACAGCATTGACGCCGCTTCCGCATTACCTGTAAGCAACCTTTTCGTGCTTGGGAATGACCCTGCGAAGGATGTTTCCTATTGCGACATTGCAGACCAAATCACCGTAAAAATCACACCGGATAAAGGCACAGCAGAACAATGCGTTTCACTAACCTATTCTACTGCTGAAGAATTCCTTGACAAAGCGGCGACCGTTCTCCTTGAAGATTTCTACGCCGCAAGCAGCGATGCAAAATGCCATGTCAGATATGACTTAACATTGGATATTTCTAAAAAGGAAAAAGAAAGTCTTCGGTGTGAAGCAAAGCTATTCGACACGCAAACGGGTCTTATTATTGCCCAGACCACAAGGTGTCTTGTCAAAAAGTTGAAAGCGGACATTGAACAAAGCAAAGACCAGATTCCGACCAGCTTCAGCAATGTTTTTTGGATAAGCAATGCAGAAGACATTTTGATGTATGCAGCTTCCTGTGACCCAGAATGGATTGCAAGTGCTTACAAGCAAATACGCGAACGATTAGGGTTGCTTGGATATTATTTCTGCAAATTCTTCGCGGCGCAAGACAACCACAGCTATTGTAAGACAGACTTGCTGACAGATTTTTTGCGGGAAGCGAGTATAGACTTCAAAAAGGCTGCCATCGCGGATAAAATGGAACAATTCCTGCGTACTTATATTCTCTTACCGGAGAGCAAAACTCTTTATCTGTTTTCCGTCGACTCTGTGCGCAATTATTATGGCAGCTTTGAGACTTACAAACCTGTCAGCAAATACCTCCTATCAGCAGTTGCTGCACAATATGAGGCAGAATCTGTAGAGCCAACCTTTGAGGATATGGATTATCTACTGAAGGACGCACAGTACGCATTATTTACAGACAGGTGCCAAAATGCCAAGACGGAAGAAGACGCTTTCACCATTATTTCTCATCTGGAAAAACAGCCGCAGACTTGCAAAAAATTGCTCTTTGCAAAAGAGTATTTCAAGAATGTATACGCGCTGCTGAATGATACAGACAAAATGTTCGCCGATATTGTTATCAGCGACTGTCCCGGCTGTACCAAGCTACTGAAATCTCTCCAGAATTTTGCCGAGGAGCAATCAAAGAATGTATAACTACACCCCCGATAAAATCATCGCATCCCTTGCCGAAAACAACTATTTTGCTAACCGCAGGATTGCATATGCCATTCTGAATGTGCTGCGCGACGATGCGTCACCTCTACTCATAGAGGGTGACCCCGGCGTAGGAAAGACGAGCCTTGCCAAAGCGGTGGCTTCTATGCTGCAGATTCCTCTGATTCGTGTTTCATGCCACGAGGGAATTACAGCGGATAAAATTCTTTACGACTATGACTACCAGCGGCAATTGCTGGTGGTGTCTGCCATTCGGGACAAGCTCAACGAAAACCTCCGGGATTTAAGCGTGAACGAAAGCATCAAAGCTGTTGCGCAAAACACAGAGTTTTATGGTCCGGATTTCTTGTTGAAACGCCCTGTTATCGAAGCTCTCACGATGAAGGGCCACAAAGTCCTTCTCATTGACGAAATCGACAAGACTGAGCCGGAAATCGAGCACGCTCTACTCGAAATGCTCTCTGATTTTGCTATTACCATTCCGGAATATGGCACGATTCAGTGTGCGCCAGAGGATAGACCTATCGTTTTTCTGACCTCCAACAACTATCGCGAACTTTCTCAGCCTATGTTGCGGCGCTGCTCTTACCTTTACATCGAGCACAAGCCCCTTGCAGAAATCAAGCAAATCATCTGCGCGAATGTCTCTGCCTCTGAGGCGTTTGTGGATAGCGTTGCACAGGTCATTGACCGGCTTCAGAGCCTCGACCTGCGTCACGCCATCTCCATCAGTGAAGGCATCGAATGGGCAAAGTGCTTGATTGAGACGTTCCATTGTAAAACGGCTATGGATGTGAAGAACGCAATGCCATATTCTATTGGTTCCCTCGTCAAAGACCACGCAGATGAGAAAACGGTAGCAAAAGCCTTCAACCTGTCCAACGGGAATGAGAAATGAGTGAAGCAACAAATCAAACCATCGAATCTTATGTGAACCTGTACACTAAGTTCTTCCAAGAGCTTACACAGGAATACGGCTTCTCATTCTCGATATCAGAAGCGCTCAACGGCATCCAACATATTTCTGACCCGTTAGATGTAGAGGACGTGCTGTACACCATGCAGGGCGCTCTATGCCATACAAAAGAGGAATGCGACACATTTGAGGCAGTTTTCTGCAGGCGATTCTTGCAGTATTCCTACGCGCCAAAGCCAAAGGAATCTTCAATTCCTAAGAAAAGAGCAACGAATAGTGTTGCCACTTTTGTAGATATGCCCGATGATGCTCTGGAAGAGTGCCGTAAAAAGACACAAGCGAACAGAGACCAAGCACAAGCGGACATAGAGAACTACCGCCGGTCTAACAGAGGAATAGAATCGGTCAGTAACCAGCAAAAGGCAGTAGACACTCTGCGCAAAGAAGCCGAACAAAAACGCCAAGCTGTTTTGCAAGCATACGATGACTACCAGAAAGCAGTAGCATCTGTTACGCTTGCCGAAAACAGGCAGCTTGTAGACAAAATAGAGCAGCTATTGCAGAAGGTAAATACCGAGACGAACAGAGAGCTTGCTGCATACGGAATCATGGAGCGGCAATTGCGAAACTCTCTTGCTTCCGGCACTTCACAGGAGCTGGCTGTCTCTCAGAAACTCTTATTATCTGCTGCGGTCAACGCTCGTTCCGCAAAAGAAATATCTCTGTACATGGATTTCATCTCTCTTGCCAAGGCATTCCAAGACTTGGCAAAAAGCGTGAAAACAAGTCAGTCTAAAGTGTCAGAAGATACTACCGTAAAGGTAGCAATTAAAGAACGTGGGAAAGCAACAGGGGAGTGGGAAAAAGCAAAAGAAGCTCTTCATAAAGCAGAAGCCGAGCTTGAGAAACAAGAGATGCAAAAGGCGTTGTATGAAAGCAATCTTCGCACTCGCGAAAAGAGAGTGACTTCTTACGATGCAATTCTTACGAACATTCGGAAAGCCCAGCAAGAGAAGCAAATGCAAAGCATTGAGAAGGAGCAGTCGCTCCGACATCGAGAAGTGTTCATTGGCGGGCACAACGCTGTCAGAAGTAAGAAACAAACGGATGCACTTCTCAATGAGGATGTCTCGAAGCTCTCTAATGCCGATATTGAGAAGGTCCTCACTTTTATCCGCACAAACGCCAAGACTTTCCGCCAAAAGCTTCGTAAGCTGTACATAACCCAGCAGAAAAAGCAAATCGACGTCAAAAAAACGATTGAGAAATCCGTCCAGTGTGATGGCGAGATTGCACGACTGTACTACAAAAAGCCGATAAAGTCCAAAGCAAATGTCGTGATGCTGGCGGATATTTCCGGGTCATGCCGCGCTATGACTTCTCTCGCTCTGACGTACATGGGTCTGATGAGGGAAGTATTTCCCGGTGGCTGCCACCTGTTCGTTTTTGTGAACCACTTGGTTCCTGTAGACCGCTATTTCTCAAACGAGAATGTCACAGCGGCAGTAGAGAGCATCAACAAGAATGTTCCCAGCCGGGGCATCTACTCAAACTACGGCGTTCCTCTAAAGGAACTGCGCTACGACAATACCGGCATCATCAACAAGGATACTACTATCGTCATGTTGGGAGACTGCCGAAACAACAAGAACTATTCCGGCGTGGAAGAGGTTGAATGGCTTTCTAAGCGGGCATCCAACTTCTTCGTTCTGAACCCCGACCCGTTGAACAAATGGGGGCAAGGGGACTCTATTGCCGACCTCTATGCCAAGAGTGGTGCGACGGTCTGCCGGGTGAGTTCAACGCAGGATTTGCTTACTTTTTTGGAGTTTGCAAGCCTCAGAAAGCAAGCCTAATACGCGACCACAATATATGGTGTATGTCGCAATTTGTTTACATTCCATACACTATATATTGTTGTTTTCGTATTGACTATCCGTACATATTGTGGTATAATGCTAATGTACTCAGGAAAGGCGCTACAAGCAAATCTCCTGAACATGCTCCTGTAGCTCAACTGGCAGAGCAACTGTCTTGTAATCAGTAGGTTGCAAGTTCGATTCTTGTCGGGAGCTTTTGGCAAGCCAGCCTGCATCTGGTTTGCACGGGCACTTCGGCAACATCTGAAGCGCCTTGCCACTCGTTAAGACGACCTCCACGCGGTGAGTGGTGGGCAGCGGGGTTAAATCCGTTGGCTGACGTCTTATAAGATTGAAAGTAATCGGCGGGTCGCAGGTTTAAGCCCTGTCGAGAGACCCCGCGCTACCAAGAAATTGGTGGCGCATCATGACACGGGGTGTAGCAATGGTAGCTTGCCAGTCCCATACGCTGGCGGTTGTGGGTTCAAGTCCCATCCCCGTACCCACGTCCTGACCGAGACGTAAAGCCGGTCAAATACCAACCCATGCAGCCACCTGTCTTGCGTCATGGGTTGGTCATATGGCTCGATAGTTCAACAGGTTAGAGCACCAGCCTGTCACGCTGGAAGTTGTCGGTTCGAGCCCGATTCGAGTCGCCATTGGGTGTAGTACAAGGGAATGCGTCAATCGCGCGATAAGGCGTAATAGTGGAGTACAGGTGCGACGCGTAAGCACGAACTACGGTGGTGAGACACCACCCACCCAAAACACATCCATCGGTCAGATGTAAAATGACCGAAATATTCTGGTGTCGAATACGAAGGTTGTAATATACCACCGGTTAATTCGCTCGTTGCGCACGAGAAAAGATGGTTCGACTCCATCCACCAGAGCCGCGACCCACTGAGGTAGCCCTAACGGGTCGAAATCTAACAAGGAGGACAGTCCGATGCAGAAGTAATTCTCGTCCGAATGTCGACATCAAAGAAAGGGACACACCAATGCACTAAGTAACGTCCGCATAGACGCAACAGTGAAAGGGTCACTCCGATGATGTAAACCACCTTGTGGCGGGTAGCTACCGCCAACGCAAGCTAGTCCACATCTGGCTTGCATGGGTACGCCGGTCATTATCGACGTACCTTGCCGCTCATGAAGACAGCCTCCACGTGGCGAGCGGTGGACAGCGACTATAGCAGCCGCTGACGAATGCCTCCAACGGAACCGCACTACGACTCCCTGCGTGAGCGGTATCCAAAAGGTCAGGAAGCCGTGTGGGCGAGTGCTTCCTCTTGTGCTTGGCGCAGAAACAACAAATCTCGTCCCATCAAGCATGCAGACGTACGAGCATCCCCGTTAAGCCGGGGCGCAGCCAGACGCGACACAGCCGCCAAGGCGGGACTGCTGCACGGCAACTGGTAAGTATGCCGCAGTCCCAGACAAAGCCCACAGCAAGAGCCGCCCATGTACTTGGGCGGACAAATAGGGCTGCAAGAATCGAAGTTGACCAACGCTCAAGTGCTTTCCCGGATTCCCTTGCCCAGTCAGCATTGTGGATTCGCGGGATTGCTAGAGGGTGTAAAGATGATGTTCGGGGTTGACCACCTCCAAAACGAGCATCATGGCGGGGCTAAGTGAGGGTTCACCCGCAATTTTATGGAGTATTCGTATAACGGTTAATACCTCTGCCCTCCAAGCAGATGACGTCGGTTCGACCCCGATATACTCCTCCAATGTCCCTGCGCTGACAGCCTCCTTGTGGCAAGGGATGGACAACAGATGCTGCAGCATCTGGCTAATGTCTAGCACAAAGATTGAAATCAAACGGGCGGTGTCGGTTCAATTCCGATATATTGCCCCACGTCGCCGTCACCGTACACCACGACGTTAAACTGGTGAGCATGGTCCACTTGTGGTCCGCTGTCCGAATGCCAATGGACAGCCTATAAAAGAATAGGCAAACAGGTGCTGTGCCTGAGAGTATCCGAGAGTCCCGGTGTCAGTCGCGAATGAGACCGGAAAACAGCGGAGAGGGTACAATGCAGAATCCGTCGGCGTGGCTGCCGAATGGTGCTGGAAGAAAAGGGTTGGCTGCCCTGATTGCGGGATGATAACCAGTATAAAACATCCTACCGTGCTTGGTTAGCTCAGCAGGTAGAGCGGCGCATTCGTAATGCGCAGGTCGGCAGTTCGAATCTGCCACTAAGCTCCACGGTCCGATTGGGTGACGCGCTCTTTGAGAATCCGCCCAAGAAGCTGTCAGCGGGGGCATGCACTTGCTGACGGTTGGCTAAGTCCTTACGGAAGTCGTCGTAGCCGGAACCGAACACGAATAGGCGACGTAAAGCCCCGCATGGCAAAGCGTTATCTGCTATAGCGCATGACAACTCTAACATAGAAGGGAGGTTGACTCCAATGGAGCAGGCAATTATCAATGTCGAAGGAACTTCAACTATCGAGACTGCAGCAGCAGCCAAAAAGCTGATTGAGACATTCGGGAGCCAGAACATCCGCGCCATCTCGGTTAAACGCGTGAACGAGAATAGCAACGAGGTCGTTGTTGAACTCGATTTTGTTCCGGGTCTTGCACAGCATCTGCACGGTTTCACTATGCAGGTCAACGGCTTGACCGCAGGCTACGACGGCACCGGTCCCTCAAACCTGTACGAAGTCCTGCAGGCGGCTGGCGTAAGCGAAACGCTGGTAACGCGTGAAGACATCACACAGAAGGATGCCAAGACCATCCCGCTGCATCTGGAGCGCGAGGTGAAGCAGTACGGCGAACTCCAGTACGCCTAAAGAAAGTATCCCCTATGTCGACAGCCTCTTTTGAGGCAGGGATGAACAATAGACAGCACGAGCGTCTAACAAAATGTCGAATTAAGATTGAAAATGGACTTGATTGCGTGTACTGTATCACGGTACACGAGTCATTTTCGTGTGGAGCCCTTTGGCGGGTGCATCCCGCCATCATGGGGATATAGCTCAGTTGGGAGAGCACCTGCTTTGCAAGCAGGGGGTCGAGGGTTCGAATCCCTTTATCTCCACCAACAGGGTCGCTTCGTTTTCTGCGATGGCCTACCCTGGGCTTGATTGTGTACTGTTTCGTACAGTACGAGTCATTTCGCGCGGAACTCCTATAACTATGACCACGAAGACGAACGTCTCGTCCGCGCCGCTTGGACAAGCGATTTACACGGGGCGTCGTCAAGCCGAAAAAATGCAGTGTCGAGTGGCGAAATCGGCTGCGACATTGACGAGGAGCACCACCCTCGTCAGTCTCCCTTGCTAACAACCTCCACGGGGTGGGAGATGGGCAACAGATGCCAATAACATCTGGCTAATAGTAAGCAATCAAAGCGCGGACCTCCTTTAAAACCATTCCACGTGCATTGCACATCTTGCCGCGCTCCGGTCGCTACGTCCCGGTAAAACAAGATATGCAACAAGCCGTAACAATCATACCGTGTGGCGAAACCGGCTGCGGTATGGGCGGGATAAGTTCCCGCCAGTTACTCAATCAAGACAACCTCTGCGCGGTGAGTGACAGGCAACGGATACGATGTTTCCGGCAAATCGTCTTATAAACAAAATACATGGTTGGGTGTCCGAGTGGTCTATGGAACCGGTCTTGAAAACCGGCGACACCGCAAGTGTCCGTGGGTTCAAATCCCACCCCTACCGCCATATCTGCCGGGCATTGTCCCGGCTTTCTTTGTTTGTTGGAGTCATAAAATGAGCACTACTATCACTTGCCTTGAGAAAATTGATATTCGCCGTGGAGACAAGGACGCAGATGATGCAAGGCTCTATCTCGTAAAATACCTGCATCAGTTCATTGACATGGTCGGTATCTTGTCGTTGGAAGTCTATGACTTTGCCATCGAAATCGAAGGCGACTTAATTTCGTGGTGCGAAGGCAAAATCGGTGGTTCAAAGTCTCAGCCGAAAAAATTCGAGTGGGAAGAAGAAATCGTAAAACATCGTGCCGTTGATGCCATTGACTGCATCTTGAATGATGTCGATGCAACTGTTATACTTTCCTATAAGGTTACATATAACTCCTACAAAGTTAAATTCGGGAAAGAATACTGGAACTACATCTTGCAAGGGCTTTTCAGCAAAGAAATGGTCTTCCACGGGCTGCAGTACGATGATACTGCGAATGTTTCAATGCTGCACCTTGAGCACGGGGAATTCGCAGACGAACCCGCTCCTGTACCCAAAGAAAAGGTAGACGATATCCCTATCTGGCATTGCTGCCAGCTTGAGATAAGCTGGGATACAGAAGATGTATTCACAGCAGGGCAATTCACCCGATTGGAGAAAGCAATCGCCTCCGTTCGTGATTTATTCGTTGATAAAAATAACGATATAGCTGTCATCGAGGGCGACTCGCTCTTCATTTGCTCTCAAGTTATCATCCCAAAAGAAAGCGTTCCCAGATTTTGCAGCTTCTTGACCGTGCTATACAAAATTGCAAGAGAACACGGCAAAACGATATATGACAGCATGCAATTTGTCCCTTGGTATTTTCAAGAATTCGCCGTAATGTCTATTGATTTTGACAAGGGTATTGCGTTACCAACCTATTATAGATACTAAGACGGAGAAAATACTATGACCAAACAAGAACTCACCGAGATGGTCACAAAAGCCAAATTGTGGGCAATCGAAGCTCACGCCGGGCAGAAAGATAAAGCAGGGAAGGACTACTTTGAGGCACATGTCTCTGTGGTCGCCAAGGGCGTTAAAGGAGACCCGGTAGCTGAAGCAGCCGCTTTCCTGCATGACACAGTGGAAGATACCACGCTTACGATGGAGGACATCCGAGCAGCCTTCCCGAAAGAGGTTGCTGATGCAGTAGAAGCCTTGACACGCAAGAAAGGGATGTCTTACGCCGAATACCTTTGGCACATTCAGCAGAACCATACTGCTATCAAAGTAAAACTCTCTGACCTGCGCAACAACATGGATTTGAGCAGGTTACCGCACGAACCGACTAAGAAAGACCTCGCGCGAACGACGAAGTATAGCCGAGCCTATGCAATGCTCAGTGGCATCCACGATACCCCTTATAGCATCTCTGAGGTAAACCCTTACGCACTTTACGACTACCTTCTCTCTACCGGCTGGGAGAAAGCAGAAAAGCAAAAGAAAAGCAGTGAAGTAGTCGTTCTGAAAGCGCCTGCTGATAGCCTTACTATTTCGGTTCCTATCGACATGACGCTTCCGGACTATGAGACGATGATGGGTGAAGCCGTGACCAGACTGTGCGTACACGAGGGCGCTCCGCACCCCGATGTTCTGGATACAATCATCCATTGGAAGCCGTTGCCGAAAGAACAGTAAGCAACCTCATAGACTTGCGTTTCTGTTGCTGCTCTTGTGGCTAAACTGTTAATTTCGCGGCTCAAACCACTATATATTGTGTTTTCGTATTGACTATTTCCACATGATGTGGTATAATGATGATACTGAAACAACGAAAGGAAATCAGCCGATGTTCGCCACTATGTTGAACCAACAGAATAACTCACAAGGGCTGTGGAGCATAAATCTCCTCGGTCAAGTTGTGCTGTCTGTTCAGGGTCATCATAGCGCGGCAGTTGCGGGTTAAATAAAGCCTGCACCCCATCGGAAGTTCCGTTTCATCACGCTATGACAGCACCCTCAGGCATAAAATGTCTGCCGGGTGCTTTTTACATGTTGGGTTGTCGCCAAGCGGTAAGGCACGGGACTTTGACTCCCGCATTTCGCGAGTTCGAATCTCGCCAATCCAATTTGACGATATGTCGTTATTATTCAAGCGATGTAAAGTCATCCATGCCATACAACATCCGAAAAAGGAGGTGATTCTAATGGCTACCGCACGCAAAACTGCTGTTATCTATGTCGAGGTCGGCGCAGACAAGAAGCAGGTCAAACTGGAGGACATCCAGAAGGCGGTCAAGACTGTCGAAGGCACCAAGAATGCCTACGTCAACGCTGCCGACGCCGCAGTGTATTGTGTCGATGCTGACGGCAAGACCACGAAGGTCGAGCTGTAAAGCGTCTTTTCCCGTCGCCCGTTAAGCGGACGACTTCGTGGGAGTTTAGCTCAGCTGGGAGAGCATCTGCCTTACAAGCAGAGGGTCGGCGATTCAAGTTCGTCAATTCCCACCACACGGTTTCCGACTTCCGTCAGCAAAAAGCCGGTGGTGGAGCTGATGGGTTAATACCATCACAAAACAGTGCATGTGCTGCCAATCACATGCCTTTCATGGGCCCGTAATGGTTTTCGACAGGGTATGGAAGATTTCATGTCGCGGGTATGGTTCCGCCTCAAGGACCACCTTAAAAAGTAACTGACAACAATCGTTACGCTTCTCCTATCGCTGCTTAATTAAGCAGACGGAGACCAAAACAACGCACCATCTCGCGGGTAAGCGTGTGAGGTTCAAAGGTACGCAAGATATGTACGGCGCAGAATAAAACCGGAACCGTCTGAAGTCCAAGTACACCAAGACGTAAATCATGGTGAGCGTGGTCATCTGTCCACTGCAAAAGGTTCGTCGCACGACCAGACAAACAGTTCAAAGTTGTCAATCATGTGGCTATCGCGTAAGTAATCATGGAATTGGATATATTTTGGACACGAGTTCGAATCTCGTCGGGTCCACCAGAATATAACGCATCTGCGTTATATACAGGCGGTGCAAAATCCGCCATCATGCTCCCGTAGCTCAGTTGGTTAGAGCATCTGACTGTTAATCAGAGGGTCGTCCGTTCAAGCCGGACCGGAAGCGCCATAAGGGCTGTTTGTTCAACGGTTAGAACTCTTGGCTCATAACCGAGGTACGCGGGTTCGACCCCTGCACAGCCCACCAAATCGCGTTGCTACGCTATTTTTTACGCAACAACCGTCCGGCAGTACGTCAACTGCCATCATATGCTCCCGTGGTGGAATTGGCAGACACGGTGCGCTCAAACCGCACTTTATTGAGGGTTCAAATCCCTCTGGGAGTACCATGTCCAGCAGTGCGATAACTGCTAATCTGTGGGTTGTTAGCTCAGTCGGTAGAGCAGCGGACTGTTAATCCGCGTGTCGCAGGTTCAAGCCCTGTACAACCCGCCATATGTCCAAGTGGCGGAATGGCATACGCGCTGGTCTAAGGAGCCGGTTTTTGTGAACTCAGCTTCCACTTCGGACAGTCGCTCATGATTGCAGCCTCCACGTGGCGAGCGACGGGCAACAATCAGTGTAAAGCTGGTTGGCTAATGCTAAAGATTGAAACGAATCCTTCAGCAAGCGCCACAGTAAAGCCTGTACTTCATAAGGTACAGGCTTACATTTTGTTATATAGAGGAAGAAAAACAATGAGTAAGCATCTACTGGGTCCAGACCGCGTCCTGCACGAAGGTGCTGGCTATCGCAGCAAGTACACGGCTAGAATCCAAAAGCCTCCGGTCGGTAGCAGAGAGAATCCGTCCAATCCGAAACAAGAGGGTGTAGATGCTGTGTACATCCCAGATACCGCCAAATGGTGTAGCAAAAAGTAAACCACAAGTTGATTGACCAACGCTATAAAAGTGGTATAATGTAATCAGAACGAAACGAAAGGAGACAACCAAAGATGCTGTGCAAGACTGTTAATGCTGTGTCGTTTGCTGAGTATAGTTATGAATCTGAATTCGAGTCCTACGAATCCAGCTTTATTTCCCATACTCCTCGACAGGCAAAAACAGACAATGTACAGATGCGGTGCGTCTCTAAACGATAACTGCATTTTCACACGCTGCTTGTCGAGTCATTTCGGCAGGCAGCGTTTTTTGTTGCCTGCAATATAGAAAGGCAGCAAGAAAATGAACGTTCCAACAATCGATATCCAGCAGACAGGTGCCAACATCAAGGCACTGCGAAAAGCGGCAGGCATCAAGGTCAAGGATGTGGCAGACACGCTCGGCGTATCCACGCAGGCGGTAGCCAAATGGCAGGCAGGCACAGCACTTCCTACCATCGACAATCTTGTGATTCTCGCCGCGATGCTCGATACAAAAATTGATGACATCCTTGTCATCGCATAAACCCTCGCCGCAGGATTGCGGCTATATGGCCGAATAGACGAATTGGTTAAGTCGCAAGCCTTTCACGCTTGAGAGTATGGGTTCAAGCCCCATTTCGGTCACCATCTGCTTCTGTAGCTCAGTTGGTAGAGCAGTAGGTTGAAGCCCTATGTGTCGCTGGTTCGATTCCAGCCGGGAGCACCACGAGGCTTAATGCCTCCTTATATGTGCCGGTATGCAAGTGGTTAAAGTACGCGGTCTGTAAAACCGTTCCGTTACGGTTCGCTGGTTCGAATCCAGCCCGGCACACCATAAGGCCCCTTCGACAAGTTGGTCTAAGTCACCACACTCTCAATGTGGAGTCAGCAGTTCGAGTCTGCTAGGGGTCACCATCGCACCTGTGTTAAAAGGTGCATCATGCAGAGGTCGCCTAACGGTAGGGCAACGGACCGCTAATCCGTCGCGAGGCAAAACGGCACTCACTACGAAGTGCCAATCAAACCCTCGCCTGCGAGTTCGAATCTCGCTCTCTGCGCCATATGCATGTGTGTCCGAGTGGCTGATGGAACTGGTCCAGAAAACCAGCGGTCAGAAATGGCCCGTAGGTTCGAATCCTACCACATGCGCCATGAAAAGTCTCCATAGTCTGCGATTATTCGTGGATTTTGGAGACTTTTTCTTGTATAGCACCACAATTTATGGTATAATAGCAACAGAAAGCAACAAATAATGGAGTATCATAAAATGCAAAAATACAATTTCATTACGAAGCAATATGCCCCGTACACACCACCTCAGAACGGGCACTACGACATCATGGTTTATAGCAATGAAGAGTTAAATTGCGCCGCGTGCGGGCGTATCATCAACGGGTACAACGCATACACATCGGCAGCCATCCAGAACGATATTGGCATAGGCTATCTAATTTGCAAGAACTGCTACGACCATGAGCTCAAAGTCAGAAAAGCTGTAAAGTAAAAATTCAACAAACCCACCATCTCCTACGAACAGTATTTTACTGAAAAGCGTAGGAGATTCTTGTTTTTTGTGGTATAATGAGCAAAATAGGCAAAACGCTTTATCAAAGGACACATAACCATGCCGAAAGTAAACAGAAACAAACAACACGCAGATTTCAGTTTGCTTCTTTCTGAACTGCAGGAAAAAGATAAAGACACCGGAAATACCACACTTACCAGCAACACTAAAGCACTTCCTACTTCAAACGGCATCAGCCGAAATCGAAATACCGCACTCAGTAACCCAGGAATTCAATTTGCTATTGTCACAAGTGGGAAGAAGCAAACATTACACGACAAGACTTGCAAACAGTTGAAAGAAATAGCGGATGAAAAAATAAAATTCATTAAAGCATTTCCACAACAGCAATATTCTATATGCAATGTCTGTCACTTACTTATCTGTCTTCGAATAGGAGCAAAAGATAAAAATAAAGGTAAGGAATACAAAACATTCTTCAAAAAAGCAAATGCAACAAATGACCTGATATTCAAGACATACATCGATTATAAACTTCAGACAAGAATCCAAAATGAATCAACCATCATTGTCTGGAGCAAAGAAGATACTTGGAAAATCGAAATAACAAGCCAATACGGGAATGTCATTCTCTGGCACAACAACTACTACATTGCAAAAGATGGCAAACGAAAGACATTACCAGAATTTCACAATCAATTCCCAAACGAACCCGGACTAAAATTTTCTAAAGCAATCAATTGTATTGCAAAGTATTCTCCCTCATACCATATTGAACAAAAAGAATTGGAAAAAATAGAGCCAAACATACTCATAGTAATCCATCACCTAAAGCAAGAAGAAAAGCAGCGGTCCACAATAATCGGAGCTTTTCTTTACAGAATTAAGCTGACACTCTACACCAATGGGTATCATAGCCACTCAAAACTAAAACAAACCGTACAAGAATTTCATATCGTAAGAACACCAAATGAAACACCGAACGAAAATGGTCGCTATTGTATTGTTTACAAGTCAAACACTGTGTATGCTTATAATATAGGCGTATTTGACACACAAAAACAATCATTTACAAAATCTTACAGCAAGGACTTGATAACAACCATTGCAAATGTCGTAGCTTGGAAAAAGCTGTAGTATAAGCCGCTTCTACTTAGTATGCGGCTTTTTCTTTGCAAAAATATATGTACAATCTGTTACTATCTGCTTATCTATGTTGTAAAAATTGCAATTTTATGGTATAATAAGAATTAGCAAAAAGAAAGGATTTTGCCGTATGTACATTGATTTCACAAACAAACAGTATTGTTTGATTCTCCATATCTTGGCAGTTATGAAGTCGTTCTATAACAACGACTTTCACTCTATCTGCAAAGAAGTAGGGAAAGCATATGGCGTGGATGAAGATTCCATTATGAAGGCTTGTGCCACATTGACTGCTGTTAATGTGACAGCACCCGTCAAGAAGGCATATGACACCATTAGCTATGTTCTTGCTGCCATCGCGAATAACGCAGAAGAATTGAACGGTGATGATACTTATAAGTACAGAGTCGATTTGGATGCTCCTTGCTGGAATGCTGTAGCCGATGCTCTTGATGTTTACTCCCGTATTCTGATGGGGCAATTTGGCATTATCTATGAGACACTTGATATTTCCGGCGATGATAAGCATCACTTACAGGCATATCACGACGCCCGCTGGAGTGGGGTAGGTGTCATTGAAGCCCGTGACCTTCTGATTCCTCAGCTAAAAAAGATGAGGGTGGGCTGGAATGGAAACTTCGGCATTTCCAATTCCGAGCTTGCCTATAACAGCAAACTGTCTTATGAAGTCCTTAAAGCAATTCGTTTTGCCACTGAAAAGAGAGACGGCTCTGTTCTGAAAGTTACAGACGAGCCGCTGCCAAGAGTCGAGGGTGAGTGGCAAATCACGGCGCTCTAAAAAATAATTGGAGGTGCTTTTCTGAAATGGGTCAACATATCATTTCGTTTCTTGACATCTGCGCTATGCAGGGTCAACTCGTTCTGGCAGAAGCACCGTCCATCCCGGCTATCAACGATAAGATGGTGTACTGTACTGGCGCTCGCAAGCACGGCGATGACCGCTATATCATCCTCGACGGGGAAGAGTACAGCCAAATTTACTTTGTTGACGGAACCATCAAGCTATATTGGCATTAAGAGGCAGTACCATTGAATGAAGTCTGGAAGCCTGCAGAACAAAGGAGAACCACATGAAGGCAAACTACAAAGTCATCAACAACAAGCAGGTACAACTGCGCAAGGTCATCGAGGGATTCAAACCCGATGATGTAGCGTCAGTCATTCTCTTCCGCTACAATGTCATGCAGGCATTAACCAGTCTCAATGATGACTGTACCGATTTTGAAGAAGCGGATATGAAAGAAACTGCGACTGACCTCACGGAGTTCTTTGAGGATGCTGTAAACGAAGCTATCGATTCTTTTATCGACGAGGATAAAAGACCGAATATCAATTTTAATGGCACGGCAGACGAATTTCGCGAAGAACTCAACAACCTCGTTGTTGTCCTCCTCAGTAAGAACTTTGAACATGAGTTCATTGAGTTCTCTGAGGCTACCGGCATTAGCCGTGTACAATATGAGGCATTCGCCGCGAAATTCATGGCAGAAGCAAACACAGATAAACACTAACATGAGGGGGGTACTTTCATTGACCACGCTGGAAAACGCACTCAAAATCAACAATGGAAAAGCAGTTCTTTTGAGCATCAAGAAAGAATGGCTCAGTAAAATCATGGCGGGCGAAAAGGTCATGGAAGTCCGCAAATCTATGCCGTGGGAAATCAGCCACCCGTTTGTTGTCTTTTGCTATGAGACGAAAAGCAATGGCGGAGCAGGAAAAGTTGCAGCAGCATTTATCTGCGACGATATCGACAGTCTTAACTGCCTGCAGAGCCTTGCGGTGTTTGACGACACGGAGCTGCCAAAAGAAACAGAAAAATTCGTAAACGAAAGCTGTCTGACGTTCAAGGAGTTGTTCGATTACGGAAAAAATGTCGGCGCTCTTTACGGCTGGCATGTGGCAAGCACGCAGCCTCTCGATAAGAAGCTCTCTGATTTTGGGTTGAAGCGCCCACCGCAGTCTTGGCAATATGTTCGTATCAGCATATAAAGCATCTCATGGGCAGGAAACTGCCCATATTTTTTTGAGATATTGCCATAAATTACAATGTAAAGTATAATAGCATTGTGAGGTGTACTATGACTGTTAATGACATCATCCGTGAATCAAATACGATAAAACTATCCGACTTTGTTTGTCTTACAAGCATACAGACGCAAGAAGACGTCAAAAAACTGACCAAGCAAGGATACGATGTAGGATATACCCAATCCGAATGGGAAAAAGAGTATTCTCTTCCCGCAAACAAAATCTTTTATGCCAAGTCTATGTATTCTTCTGTTTACTATGTAGACTATAATAATACGTCTTACCCTCTTATTTTCCCTCTACAAATTTTTGGTAAGCAGCGCCTATCTCCCATTCCGAACGAAACAAACGAAGAATTCTGTGAATCCATTCGAAAACGCGTTGTAACATTCTCCAATTTGCACGATAGTGCTCTTGCTACATACTTCCACAATCTCGGTGGCTATCTTGCCATTGATGCACTACAAGAATATGTTCGTCGGAACGAACCATCCGCTGAAATGTTCAATGTTTTCTTCTCAGTCTATGAGGTGACTGACTTTGGCTGTGGTCGTTTTACTAACGAAGAGATGAAAAAGGTTATCTCCGGTATGGATGATACTGCTAAGACGAAACGCAGTAAAATTCTCCGAAAGCTGCCTGACGAAGTGACAATTTACCGTGGAGAAGCAGAAGCCAGCACTCCCTATACGACATCCTTCTCTTGGACAACCAACCCACGCATTGCTTATTTCTTTGCTTGCCGGTATTCTAACGGCTTCGCCAGAGTGATTACCGGCAAAGTAAAGAAAGATGACATCTTATATACTCCAAACCGCTCCAATGAAAAAGAGGTTCTCGTGTTTCCAGAGAAAGTATATGACATTTCTATTGAAGAGCAGTTTTCTCCCCAAGATGTCGTACCATCTATTACAGAGGAAGACCTTGACCTGTATTATCAGTGGCGAAGTAAGGTAAACGCGCTCTACTGCTTACCTACATCCAGTGAGCACGATGCTCTTCACACGATTCGTGTCCTCCTATTGGCAATCTTCATTGTTCAAGAAGAATGTATCGAACTGGACGATGACGCAATGCATCAGTTGTTGGAAGCTATCACCTATCACGACATTGGCAGAAAAAATGACAGTGAAGACCCAAAGCATGGCGAAGATAGCGTAAAAATCTACAAGCTGAACCACACAGACCCTACCGTGGAGTTTCTCATTCAATATCATTGCATCGATGATAAGAAGGCATTAAAAATTCTTGAAAGCAACAAAACAATTGAAAACAAGGAAAACGCATTGACGCTCTACAAAATCATGAAAGATGCCGATGCACTTGACCGTGTTCGTTTTGGACTCATGGACTTGGACGAAAGGTACTTGCGCTTTAACGCAAGCAAACAGCTTGTCCTTACCGCAAAGGTTTGCTTGGAATCTATCACCGATGGCAAATGAAGCGTAGCTGCTTCCTGTGGCAGGGAAGCGTAGCTAAATGAGGCTCATTGCCGCGTAGCCAGCAACAAATTATGAACATTTCTTGTCTTTTTGCGTTTCATCCTTTCTTTTTGTTGAAATTTGTGGTATAATGACAATGAAAAATAAAAATACAATTTCTTTAAATAGGAAGTGATTTTATGAATTCTACCGAACAAGAAGTAGTACATAAACGGAAACTGAAAACCAAGATTATTTTAATTGTTCTCGCAATTCTTGCTGTATTAGCAATTGCTTTTTACATCTTTGTTTGGCCTCTTGTAGCTGCTAAAGTAATGACATGGATTGACAATCTTATTTTGCAAATCGGCACCTATGCTCTTATCGGCGCGTGTCTTGCTGTAATTCTGTTTATAGGTTATTTTGCCACATGCCATAATTAAGTAATTCAATATTTCTATAAAAACATCTGCAAAACATCAACCAATTTTACTTGCATCTCCGTGCGAACTGGGTAAACTAAATAATGTATAATAGATAACATATCGTTACCCCCTACAGACGATTTACAATCTGTTATACAACTGTGAGCAGACTCTCATTTCGAGGGTCTGCTCTTTTTTGTTTTATTCCAGATTTCAAGGAGATGAAAAAATTGACTGCTACATTCACAAAGTACGCCAAGGCGGCAGAAGATTGCCGATACAAAAACGACTTTCAGTACGACCTTCGTCAATGCGATAAAGCCCTGCACATGGACGGTCCAATGCGAATCGAAGCACAGTGCTGGATGAATCTGTTCGACCAACTCGAAGAAGGGGACATCAAAGCATATGTTCAGAGCAACTACCGTCCCGGAGCCCTCGACCCATTTCGCAAAAAGTAAGGTGACTTTATGAGCCTTTACCATTTGATGGCGGATATCGGGGCTGTTCCTTCCAAAGTAATACCAAAAATTCCGGCAAATGCAATGAAAGAAGAGGACCAAAGCATCCCGCGCATCTGCGTTAGCCGGTCTCTTGATGGATGCTTAACCGGCATCACCGTAACCGGCATCACTTTCCCATTTTTGCTCGAAGAATTGAGAACTTCTCATACAAAGCAAATCTGGGACAAACAATATCAATTTCCTTTCATCGTGAGAACCTATTGTGCCGAGAATAACAACTCGGCATTTTTTGATGAAAAGAAAGTTTCCAAATATGTTTGGGATGCAAATTTTACGGGTGAATGCTGGCTGACAGAATACAGGGAGCCAATCTCAACGAAAAAACGCTGGTTGGTCAACGCTGACATTGAAAATCGACACATTATCCGCAATAATGAAAGCTGGCGATACCCGATTATCCATAATTCTGTCTGGTCAAATGTACCTACTTACCTCAATCCCGAATTTCAAGATAAACTTCTGCAGATGACCAAAATTTGGTTGGAGCAGAATTAACACACATTTTTTGGAGGTGTGTCATGAATAACAACACTACTGTATCACCGGCAGAATATTTTGCCGAAGTCAAAAGCCGTAAACAGGTCATGACGGAAGCAGGACTGTCTAAGCTCTATGAGAACGGCTTGACCCTGCTGGACGAATACCAGCGGTCCGGACAGATAGCAGCTCAGAAAAAGCTCCTGTTCCATATTGATAACATTACCCGTGAGAAAAAGCTTCTCGATGTCGGTATCGATACATTTGTTTACAAAAGCGATATCGATGACTTCATTCACATGGTCGATAATAAAGTCGTCAAAATTGTGGAGCTCGAAAACTACCAGCGTCGTATTCCGCCGGAAATCATTGCCCGCATTGAAAAATGCAAAGGCATCTTCGATAAGATGTATGTTGTCTTTACAGACTACACGCACAGGGAAGAACGCCGCGTAGAAGCTGTCAAGCGCGAGAAAGACCCGATTCTCTTTGGCACATTTCAGGATGCTGCGACCCGCACGATTGTGGAGCGCTTCTACTTTATCGGCGATTGGATTGATGAATATTGTGACCTGACGCTCGATAAGATGGTCGCAACAGTGCAGGAAAAAGCCAACCGGGATATTATCAAGAAGTTCTCCACGCCGGAAAGTCTGCAGGAACTGAGCGACCAGCTCAGCAATCTTGACGACTCCATGAACGGGCTTTATCGTCAACGCGAGAAAAAACCTGCTCCGAAGAAGGGTTTCTTTGCACGCGTCCGCACAGCATTCAAGGTGCTGAAAGGGGACATCTAACCGATGGCTGAAGTAGACTTGACGGAGGACAAAAGCTATTCTAACCTCATGTCCTTGCCTCACAGCAAGAATACACTTTTCAGAGCGTTCTATAAAACAGATATTCCTTGGAACTTCAACACCCCCTATATACTGCCACGAATTGCTCACTCGGATAAGGATTTGGAGACTCCTCCTCTAATTTTTACGGGTGATGCTGAGACTGTAAACTTTATGCGAGAAGTCGTAGAAGTGGAAGAAGGAGTACGTTGTGATTGTTGTGGAAAGCTCATCACAACTCCTTTATGGGATATGCCGATAGGTGGTCTTTGTTCTGAATGTGAACAGCGACTGGACGAGACAGTCTATGGCAAATTTAACGCTCCGTGGCAAAAGGTCGAGCAACAGAAAGCAGAGCGCCCCGTTCCGTGGTGGTACGATATCTGAGAATTTAATATTGCACTTTCTTGCGAGTTGCGTAGAATGGGAGTTGTACGATAGATAACATTCTACTTTTCCGAAGCATTTCGGACGTACAGCTTTTCACAATTCTGCATTTATTAAAGGCAGACTCACCGTTATGGTGGGCCTGCCTTTTTTGTTTGCAGAAATCCGCCATCCACCCATTTCAACAGCGACTGATAAGGAGGTCTGCTATGTCTATTTCCAAGCTTTTTGCTCCGAAAAACACTCGTTTTGCGATTTATGCCGGTAACCCAGGTTTTTCCGGCATGACCATCTGCTCCGATTTCATCGGGTATGTGGATGCCCCGACGCTCGGCGACGCCTATGAGGCGGCGCATCGGTATCTTGCCAACAGTGGCTATACCGGCATCGTGGTACGCGAAGCGTAAAGCCTTTTCGAACAAAATCAGCCGTCACAACCCGTCCGGCATTGTCGGACGGGAATTTTTGTCAAGACAGGAGTATCACACCAATGGAAAACAAGAAGAAGATTTTCATCGCCTACACCGCGTTTGTCCTCAGTGTTCTCACCATCATAGGCTGTATCGTCTGGTTTTTCTCGGTTCCTACTTACGCAGCACCGATTGAGCCGACCGAGTCTGTGGAAGAAATCGAGTACATCACGCCTTTGGAAACCGAGCTCCGTGAGCCGAACGCTCCGTCTCACAATGCACCGTTTCTTCCTGCTGCCGAAGCAGAAGAGCCTGATGCACAAGTTGAGACAGCGGAAACGGCTGTTGAGAACGAATCGGTTGTCACAGAAGAATCAGAAGATGCCGTACCGCAGAATCTCTCCGAAAATGAGCTTTCCATCTATACCGCATTACGCAATGCAGGTCTCTCTAAAGCCGGTACTGCTGCGGTAATGGGTTGCATGTCAATGGAGAGCGGTCTTCGCACTACGGCAGAAAATCCAAATGACGGCGGATATGGGCTCCTGCAGTGGACCTACAGCCGCAAATCCGACCTCTTCAACTGGTGCTATGCAGCAGGACTTGATGCCACTTCTGCAGAAGGACAAGTTACGTTTCTGGTGTATGAGCTTCAGAGCAAATACAGCATGAATGCCAGATATTCGTATCCGGTATATGAAACGCTTGTTTGCAGCAACAGTGTAGAAGACAGTTTGGCAATGTTCTTTTCCCACATGGAAGCAGGAGTCAATGTACCGATTTCTGCTTCTAAAGTGTACTGCGCCAACCTGACGACACTCGACCTCTATCGAGAGCGACTGAACGCAGCGTACAAATACTTCTAACAAAGAAAGGATGTATCACACAATGGCAAAGAGTGCCTATTTGTCCCGCAAACTGCTCAATCAGCTCGCCGCTATTGAAGCAGACAGTGATGACATGATGCTGACTCACGACCTTCACAACATTGCCATCAATGGCAAGAAAGTGGGGTGTTCTGGTCTTATTGCAAACCTCTTGAATGGAAAGTGCGTCTATGTCAATACCGAAAAAGCCATTTATCAGCCTCTGTCCGGCAAAAACTTGGTTCGCTATGCTGCCGACATGAAGGATTGCTCCTCCATTGGTCTTGGCGTCATGGGACGCAACCAGTTTGTGACGGACGATGCTCTCGTACAAAAAATCATTGATATGCTCCACTAAGGAGCAGAAGGAGAAATACCATGAATAAGATAATCAATACCATTGTTAAGCTCCTCACCACATTTTTCGTTCTGACTATCCTTATGAGCATCAGTGCTTTGGCGCAGGATTTCAATGTCACCAATGTTGTGACGCTCTTCCTGAGTATTTACGCGCTGAACAAATGCTGTGGCATTCTGCTCAAGATGGTCAAGCCTTCTAAGCACAAGGAGGTCAAGCGTCGTGTATAAGAACTTCAAAGACATGGACGCGGAAACGCTCCACAAGATGTCTTGGGAGGTCGTTGAGGTCTTTGACAGCTACCTCTCCGGTCTTGGCGTTATGATTCCGTGTGATGATTTCAGTGAACAGAAGGAACGTGAAGAGGAAAACAGCGATGCTGCTCTTTACGGGACGGAATACTGGAATCTCGTTGACGGAATCGAGATGTGGTTCACATTATATCCGCTTCTGACGCAGGTTTATCCGAAACGCTTTATGGCTGCCTTCGATACCCTTTTGGACTCAAAAGGAATGAGCCGCTATAAGCCGCAAGGCAAGCAGCGCAAAACCATGAAAAGCAAAATCGATAAACTTTTGAAAGAAGAGGAGGATGCCGCATGAAAGGCTGGAACAGTTCTAAGCACCCCATTTTCACCGCAAACCAGATGCCTGCACCTGTCAAATGGAATCCCATGAGCGAAGACTGGAAGGCTTGGCTCGGCGAGAATCAAGTCTATCACGGCACATCTGGCTTCTCCAAAGAAGTCTTAGAGACAATGAAGAAACTGCATGACCATATTCTTACCTTCGGTGGAGATGAAGTCTGCATGACCACTTATGACGAGGACGCGCAAAAAATTCTCGACCGTGGTCAGTTCTTCTATGGCAGCAGCTACATGCGAAAAGGAGAACCGTGTCAGTGCCATTGCAATTCCGCTAATCTTTGGGATGCCAACAGAGGTCGCTGCTTCATTGCAACGGGCTATGCTCTCTCCGAAGATGGGCTTTGGCGCTCTCATTCGTGGGTCGTTCAGCCTATGCCACGCACCCTACGCGTGTGGGAAACCACCGTCAAGCGCGTCGCATATTTTGGCGTAGTTCTGACTGAGGAAGAGTGTGACCGATTCTATCGAGACAACGGCTAAAAATCAAAAAAGCGAGGTAAGCATAATGAAAGATATCAGTATTTCTGCTATTGCAGATACATTGGACCGCTTTCGTCTGATGGACGACCCCTATGAGTGGCACGATAACGAAGGCGTGGAAAGCACGAAGGATATTGCCGAACATCTGTTCGATAACGAATATCGCAACGCCGTCGTTCGTGAGCTGGAAGAAAGGCTAATGTTCTACTCCTCGAATCCTGACCTGAATGGCACAGACGAAACCGGCAAAACCATGACAGAACAGTGCAGATTCATTTTGGACGGTCTTTCTACCGTTTTTGGTGAAAAAGCATAAACAAGGAGAAATCTAAATGAGTGAACGGCTTAATTTTTCCATAGACGGTGAGTTTCTCACCAATGTTGCCCGCGACTGGTTCTGGAACATGAACAAGCCGTATAAAAAGTGTGAAGAATTGTTATTCTCCTGCATGGAAGGCGGCGACAAAGAAGAAAAGCGCCGTGTCTGTCAAGACATCATTGAAGGGCGTAAGAAGCTCGTTGGTATCAATGAGTTCGAGCTTGTCGATGACAACACAAAGGTGCGCCCTTTGGGTCAAAAGGTCGAAGAACTTCAGCGCAAGATGCTGGTCAGTCAGATTCGTGAGGATATGATTGTGCATCCACTCAAGTACATCGACCGTTTCGCTATGTCATTCGATTATGATACGCTTTGTAAGGATGTAGAGCGTCATTATATCGATTATAGCTATGACAGCATCAAGGACTATGTTATTGGCGATGCGGGTTACACCGATGCCTTTAACAATGGTGCGTGGCTGCTCAACCGTCCTGACCTTGTGGCAGAATTCAACGGCGAACCGCTATCCGAACAAGAGTCTGCTCCTGATTTCTATAAGACCGGTTTTTGGGCAAAACTCTCGAACTGGATTGATGAGAATATGAAGGGGTCTTCTGTTGAGCGCCGTCAGCATCTTTACAGCCGTTATATCAATGATATGCCCATCAAGCATAGCCTGACCGAATACGGGCTAATTGCTCCTGATGGCACTTGGTATGCTTGTGAGTTTGGTGAGCACGCAGCTCTTGCCGGTCGTATCATTATGCGCAATCGTGAAGCGTTCGGTCTTTCTGACCATGAAGTTCTCGATATGGCGTATGACTGGAGCGGCAAGGGTCTCGACTACCTGTACAAGCGCGGCTGGATTGCAATTCGAAATCCTTCGATGGGCAATACATTCCTCGATATGGATGAGACTCGCACCGCAACCAAAGCGCAAGTCAACACCATTTTCGATTACATCAACAAATACCACCGCTATGACATGAATGTTTCTAAGGTCATGGCGGACTAATAGGGAGGAGTCCCCATGAAAAACGAAAATAACAATGTCGCGATTTGCGATTGCCTCAAGGCAGTCGTAAAGGATACCGTCAAGCACTACGCACGAGATTACAAAATCGATGAAGCGCGTATCAAACAGGCAGCAAAGGAAGTTGCAAAGACCGGCAAGCCTCAGACATTTCTCTGGTTTGCCCGCGAATGCGGCACCTACATGGGTCGTGAATCCGAGGTAATCAAGAGAAACACCCCGGCGTACATGGCTTACAAATACTACAACGAGCAGGAGACTTCCGAGTCAAAAACCATCAAGGCATACCTCGTGACTGTCACGGGTATTGATGGCAAAACCCCCATCGGAACTGCCTGCCCGCTGAATTATGCAAAGGAATGCGACCGCATCCGCCGTCTGGCTGTCCCTGCCAACAACATGGCTATCGACTATGCCAAGGGTACGGTGACGCAGCCTGTCGGCACCTACGTCCTGTCGGAATACCCGAAGCTCGGTTCTATCCAGCAGGTCCGCTATCTGGCTGACGACGATGCCTCTCTGGAGCGTGCCATTGACATGCTCCATACCGCACGGGAAAAGAGAGGTGCTCGCTGATGGATGCCATGGTCGAAATGACGCACGATGAAGTGCAGAACAATTTGTGCTACGCACTGATTTGTGAGACGATGGAAGGCTCTCGCTGGAACAGCGGTCGTCGTCGCAGGCTGTACAGCCAGACGTTTACCCGCAGCGAGCAGCAACGCATTTCTCACATCAAGGCAACTGCTCACAAATGGTATCTTGTCACTGGCGTACCCGAAAAAGTTCGCATGAGTTACGACAACTACTTGCTTTGGCAGCGTCTTGCAGCATTCTGCGCCGAAATCTAATCTTATCTGCCGTCATTCTTTTGGGTGGCGGCATTTTTTTGTTGCACGAATGTGCGAATCGCATAAAATGGGAAATGTACGATAGATAACAGTTATCGAAAAGGCATCCTGCCCTTCGCACACTTAACATTACGCTTTAGGCGGACTTCCCAATTTGGGTAGTTCGCCTTTTTGCGTATAAATAGAAAGGAAGTATCCCTTATGAACGAGAACGAAGCAACAATCAAAGTTAACCCCATCGATGACATTCAGTTCGTGCTGGAAGATTCCGGCTGCTACAATGAAGAAATTGAAGCTATGAAAACTGCCGGAACTTACGACGCTTTCATCCACAAAGTCTACAATGCCATCGACTGGTCTAACCTGTTTGAACGGATGACCCAGATGGAAAACGAAACGATTGCCAACGCTATCGATGAGGTTCGCAGTGCGCTTGCCGAGAGGAAGGATGTCGAGTGATGTTCAAAGAGTATGTTCGTCAAGACGAGTACATCATCACTGCCATTATCTTTGTCCGCAAGCTGCTGGATACTAAAGTCATCACTTTCAAACTCTCTGATTCTCTTATTGTAGGGCTTGAAGGACTTGATGAAGATGGTGGGCGCATCGTCTGTATTATGGTCAACGGCAAAGTCAATTACGCCTTGTCGGAGGCATTCAGCATGAAACGAGCCACAGACCTCAACCATTTGAAAGACTATAACCTGAAGCAGGAAGCTCCGCCGCATGTCTATGTAGCTGGCTACTGTGACACAGATACTTTCGAGTGGAAGATAGTCAAAGACCCTTATACAGACCTTCCCGGCGTTTCTCTCATTGAGACCGCTCTGGATGCGTCTCTCAAGAACGCATTTCTCTATAGGCTCAACGAGCTCGGCTACGCTTGCATCGTAACGGATTCCGACTATCTCGGCAATGACTGCACACCTATCGGGAATGTGAAGCTGAGCACAGAAGAAATCCGCGACATCCAAAAATCGCTGCAAAACGGCGATTACATCTACTAACGAACGAGAGACCACCATGTTTGTAGTCTTCAAAGTCGAACACTTCGACTGTATACTACCAAAAAGAAGGAGAAGTAAACCATGAACATTTTTGTTAAAGGCAAATATGGCCGTAATATGATTATCACGCCCGAAGAGTTGAAGGAAAAATTCGGCATTTCATTCGACATCGTTGCTCTTGGTATCGAGGTTGGTAACGACAAAACTGCTGTCAAGGCCCAGTCTTACCCGGGGTGGGATTACAAGTCCATTGACCTCTGCACGGAAGACAACGGCAATGAAATGCAGGTTGCTTCGCTGACGCTCCCAACTCCCGATGTTCCCGCTCCTTTCATCTGTCTCTATGATGAGCAGGGTGAGGACGAAACAGAATGGTATGCCGGTGCCAGCCTTGCGCCTCGCAAAGAAAACGATACGACTCCTCATGTGGTGTTCGTTGACAGGAACTATGGCAAAATGGTTCCCGAAACGGATATCTTCGAAAACCGCTCGGAAATCAGCACACTTTCCTGCGCTACCAACAAGCAGCTCTTTGACTTCAAAGTTGCCGCAGCTCAAGAATAATACCTGACTATGCGGTCACCCTTTCGAGGGCGACCGCTTTTTTTGTTGCACATTTGTGCGAGTTGCGTACACTTTTAGATAGGGGAGGTGTACCCATTTGAAAATTCTTCGTACACAACAAGCCGCTTCGGAACCGTCTTTGAAAGATGCTTTGCCGCTTGGTACTGTTCTTTCTGTTCGGGAACAGCCGGAGCAGAAATATATGATTATCGGATATGCAACTAACAACAGCCCGTTTGCGTACTATGCCGTTCCTTGGCCGCAGGGATTCATTGGCGAGGAGAGCTTGTTCCTTGTCGAACGCTATGAAATCACTGCAATCAATGGACGCGGTATCTACAATACGGAATCAGCATTGTTTTTGCAAGCGCTGGATACTGTTTTGAAGGGAGGAGCCACTAATGACAGTCAAAGAACTGAAACGAATGCTTGAGGATATAGATGACGACGCTATCCTGCTCACACGCAGCGCCTTAGAGCCGTCCGAATTCGAACAGCCTTCCGCAAGGGAACTTACTGTTGTAACCGTGCGTGGTCGTGTTATGCTGCCGCGCTGGGCATATGCCTGTAACTTGGTTCCGGACAGTGCTCCGAAAAAAGCGGTTCTTATCGATTGAGGAGGCAGACATGAAACCTATCAATGAAACGCCTATCAGCTCTGATGCGGCATATGAGCGCGAGACGGTCATCAATTTTTGTGATGCCGAGAAAAAAGCATCCTACTATACTCGTAATCGGTCGCGCATGCAGGAATTGCGCAACTTGGCAGCCGAATATCCCGATGATGTTAAGCTGACCGTCGACATGGAGGATTGCGTAGAAGCAGAATTGCCCAAGAAGTGGGTAAAGCTCCGTGCTCCCGTCAAAATGTCGGAAGAGCGCCGCGCTATTATGGTTGAGAGCGGCAAACGCCTGGCAGCCATTGCAAAGGCAAAATTGGAAGAACGCAAAGCTGCTGCCACTCAAGAGGACTAAAGCCGACCGGCTTTAGATATATTTTCCCATAGACATGCAAAGGAGGAATTCACATGTCGTATTCAGAAACTGCGGCTCTGAATGCCATTTTCGGCATTCTCGGCACCTTTTGGCTGCTGGTTGTGGCGTATTTCGTCATCTCCATCATCGCCAATTGGAAAATCTTCACAAAAGCCGGGCAACCCGGCTGGGCGGCCATCGTACCGTTCTACAAACAGTACATCGAGTTTAAGATTTACTGGGGTAACGGCTGGCTGTTCCTTGTCCCAATTGTGTTGGCAGCACTGGCGTTTGTACCGCTTCTCGGTCAACTACTCATCCTCGCCAACCTTGTCATCACAATTGTCACGCAGTACAAGAAGGCCGTTTCTTTTGGTCAAGGCGTTGGCTTTACCATCGGTCTTGTACTGGTCAATCCTATCTTCAACATGATTCTGGGCTTTGGTCAGTATCAGTATCTCGGCGTACCGCAAGATGGTTATTCCTATGACCAGTTGAAGAACAAGTACGATGAGCGCAAGGCTACGGCAGCTAACACCCAGACTGTCTACACCCAGCCGCCGCAGGATTATCAGCCGAACCAGAATGTCAGCTACCAAAACCCCAATACGCAGTCTCAGTATCAGCAGCCTCAGCAGCCGGTGTACCCTCAGCAGAGTTACCAGCAAGCTCCGCAACAGCCTACATACCCGCAGCAGGCTCCGGTTCAGCCGCAGGATAACAACGGCATGAGCCAGCCTAAGCCTCCTGTGCAGAACGGCCAGTAAAGCCATGTTAGTCGTTGTGGTGGTACTGTTTCTGGTGGTCATTGTTGCAATGGCGTTTGCCTATCAGAAAGCATCAATCTACTATTACGATGACCAGCAGAAATTCTTTCGACTTGCATTCGCAATAACAGCAGTCGGTGCAGCGGCACTTTTCGTTCTATTTCTCGTTTCCGGAGACACGATTGCAGCAATTGTTGCCGTCGGAAAAAGTTGACGAATGTTGCGAACTGAATACCATAGTATGTGAACGATAGATACCATACACCTATGTAGCGCTATCATTCACATTTCTGCTTTGAGGCGGGCTTCCCAACCGGGAAGTTCGCCTTTTTGCATATAAACCAAGAAGGAGTGTAATAAAAAAATGCAAGCAAAAATCGTATTCAGAGGCAATAAGTGTTTTCGCGAATTCGACCTCAAAACAGTCGCGGAAAAACTAGGCTTATCCATCGATGACTTCAACCACTTTGCGCTCGCTGTTGATGAAAAGAACGGAAAAACGGTATACGCATCGGTATACGCACAAGTTCCTTTATTCGAGACTCAATGCTCTGCCATCAATGTTTCCGGCTGGCTCTTTGACCGGGTTTTCAACTTGGTAGATGCCGAGCTCCCCAATAAAGAGCATCCAGACATTACAACGATGGTATATGCCGGTGACACTTGGTCCGAACCCGAAGAATGGATTGCACAAGTAAATACCACCATTCGAGATGAAAACGATGACAGCCGTCATATCATTATCTTGAACGACAGCAATGTAACCCCCATGTGGATGCAAGACGATGCCATCCAAATTCCTACTGCAGCAACCAAAGAGCAGCTCGAAAAGAAGGACAATTATTTCACTTTCAGAAGCCTTTCTATGCAGCTTGCTGATGATGACAACAGCAAATACTTCTCTTTCGACGAAAACAACCAAACCCTATACGCAAATTGCCTTGAAGCAAAAGAATATGCCATGCGTCTTCTCCATACATATTGCAAAGGCGTAAAGGCAGTTACCGGCAAAAAGCAGGATGCCGATGGACACACGGTATATTGCATTCAGGGAATCTACAGCAAGCCTCTCAAAGCATCCTTATGGGATGAGGTCAGAGAGCATATCATCAAAACGAGAGACTATAAAAAGATGAACCGTGTCCTCGGCTATACGCCTGATGCTGTCACTGACCTTGACCTTCTGCGCTATGTACTTGACAAAGCAGCAGCGGTCTTGCCGGATGAGCTCATCCGCAAATGGTACGCCGAAATGGATATTGAAGAATTTTAGTGGAATGGCCCCATTCCACTAAGTTCCTTCAATATCACAGGCGGATGTACTTTTGTACATCAAGATGACGAGCTGCACTTGTACGGTTTTCCCAGCTTACAACCATGCGAAGGCGTCATCTAGCCAAGGGAAACACAACCTCCTGCTTCGGCAGGGGAGACTTATCGTAAAGGAGGTGGCGTATATGTCCACTGTGTATGTGCTTAATAAAGACGGTAAGCCTTTGATGCCTACGACTCGCTGTGGACATGTACGCCATCTGCTTAAAGAGCAGAAAGCACGAGCCGTAGCATCAAAACCGTTTACCATTCAACTGTTGTATAAAACTAACGATGTAGTGCAGCCTCTATATTTAGGCATTGACCCCGGTAGAACCAATATCGGCGTTGCTGTTGTCAAAGCAGACGGCACGGCTGTCTTTACTGCACATCTGGAAACCCGTAACAAGGAAATTCCGAAATTGATGAAAAAGCGTAAAGATTCCCGTCGCGCAAGACGCACCAACGGTAGACGATGCCGCCGTCAACGGAGAGCAAAAGCTAATGGCACTATTTCCAAGAAATGCGTAAAGCATGATACTGCTCAAAATGGCAGCGTCAGCAAACGTGCAAAAGAAATTGGTGTTATCAAGCGCCATCTTCCGGGTTGTGAGAAAGATGTACTTTGCATCGGCATCAAAAACAAAGAAGCAAAGTTCAGCAATCGCACAAGACCGGAAGGCTGGCTCACACCTACCGCAAATCAGTTGCTGCAAACACACATCAACTTGGTAAAGAAGATTCGGAAGTTTCTTCCTATCAGCGATGCTGTGCTCGAAATCAACAAATTTGCGTTTATGCAGTTGGATAATCCTAATATTCAGAAATGGCAGTATCAGCAAGGTCCGCTCTATCAAAAAGCAAACCTTGAAGAAGCCGTCTCTGAAATGCAGGAACACCATTGCTTGTTTTGCAAGAAACCCATTGCCCATTACCATCATGTGGTTCCGCAATCTGAAAACGGCAGCGATACCATTGGCAACATTGTTGGCTTATGCACAAAGCACCACGACCTTGTGCATAAGGATACCGCGTGGCAAAAGAAGCTTGCCAAAAAGAAAACCGGACTCAATAAAAAATATGGCGCTTTGAGTGTGTTGAATCAAATCATTCCGGCGCTGACGAAAGAGTTGAGTTCTCTTTTCCCGAAACATTTCTTTGCGACCAATGGTAAAAGCACCTACGATTACCGTTCAGCGCACGGCGTAAGCAAAGACCATTGGCTCGATGCTTATTGTATCGCTTGTTCTGTTTTACCAAATGATGTTTGCGATAGCGGCATCAACAATCGTGTGCCGTATGAACTTAAACAGTTCCGTCGCCACGATAGACGAGCACTAAATAACGAAAACATGAGCCGTGTGTACACGCTCAATGACAATGTGGTTGCCACAAATCGGCATAAAGCTACTAAGCAGACAACTGACAGCTTGGAAGAGTTTCGTCAAAACCATCCAGATGATGTTTGCAAGCTTAAAGTAAAAGAGCACCATCCAACATACAGAAACATGAACCGCAACTATCCGGGAAGCGTATTTCTTATCGGAAAGCAAGTTCATGTAATGCAAGGAATAGCGGGTTCCAAAGATGGGGAAGCAACAACATACAAAGATACTAACGCAAACTCAATAGCCGCCGGAAAATGCAAATTTGTTGCAAAGAATTCTGGCATATTGTTTGTGTAGCGTGAATTAAAAGTAGTAAAACCACGAAAAATCTTCAATAACCGCCGAAATACAAAACAAAAACACCAACAAAGCCAAAGCTTTGCCAACCGAATTTGTAAAGGAATGAGATAAATTTATGGATTTATACGAAATTGAGAGCAAAATCAAAGATTTGGAAGCATCCTACAATAAAGAGGCAGACAATCTTATGCAGGAGCTCAATGCCTACAAAAAGAAGAACCCGATTCTTCCTCTGTATGGAGATGACCCGAATGTCGACAAGATGATTGCGAATAAAAATCGAATCATCCGCAGCCAGTACACTCGCCGCGAAAACAAAGTCCACAAGCTGTGGGAGAAGTTCTACGATGAAGTCACGGACATCGTCACAGCAGAATATAATCTTCCCACAGATGTAGCCAAACTCGTTGTACAACAAGTGCGTGACCGGGATATAGGGCGCAGCGAACTCACTTCTTATCTGGACCATTACGCAATCTTTGCCGAATCGGTTCTGGACGCTGTGTTGTGAACCTCTTGCGAATCTGTGCGAAGTGACTAAAATTGTAGATGTACGATAGATAACAATAACCTACAAAGGCATTTTGTCTTTCGTACTTTTCATAATTTCGCTTGAAGGCGGACTTCCTATTTTGGGGAGCCCGTCTTTTTGCGTTCTGAAACCAATTCGGAATGTCAAACCTACGGAAGTCATTATTGCGGACGCGAACAACTTCAAAAAGAACATCTACTATTCGCCGGTCTACTTTCAGCTGGTGAAGGAAAAGAAGGTTCTTTCTACCATTATCACCCCAATCGGCAAGACAATACAGAAAGGAAACAAAGACTATGACATTTAACAATGCAAAAAATCTTCATAACGAAGATGAAGTAACAATCAAAGAAACCGGAGAACTTATGTGTGTACTGGATGTATATATAAATCCAAACAATCCAAAGCAAGTATTGATTGAATGCGATGATGGAAACACCTATACACATCACGAAATTAAGTAAGAAAGGATGAGAAATACACATGTTCACCACAAAAACGTACTATGTCATTGCAAACAAAAATGGAGAATTTTTCTCTTACGACAAGATGACAGGTGGATACCCGTATTTTGGCAAATATCACGAATCGGCGGAGCATTTTCAAACAGCCGAAAAAGCAGAAGAGTTTTTGCTACATAGCAATTACACAACCAATCAGTTCCATGATACATTTGCAAAATGTTCTGTAAAAAAGGTGACAATTACAGAAACTGTTTCCGAAACTTAGAAAGCAGTGCTTTCATAGTTACGATGGTCTTGTTACCATACAAAATAATTTGGGTATTTGCAAAAATAGATGGTTTGAAAAAATCATCTGTTTGTTGTATCTACAACTTGACAAAAGTGAAGTGAGGTAAGATTCATGAATATGAACGATACTATTGACCTGAGCGGAATCAGCGCAGATAATATCTACCGTATCCGGAGGTCAAAAAAGAATGGTAAGCTCATTTCCCATAACGAGTACGGGAAGGTTATTATCATCAAAAATTGGAAGAGCCTTCATGTAGGATATGGCAAAGTGGTTTCCTTTGAAAACAGAGAAAACTGCATTCTCGCCACTATGAAAAATGTTTCTTATGACTTCTACGAGGAATACAACGAAAAAACTGGTGAAGTAGAGGCTGTTCCGTATGAGGAACTGACTCGTATTTTACAGGAGCTCGGTTTTACACATGAATACAAAGAAGACATTGATAAAGACAATATCTTTGATGTATGGGCGAATCTGAATACCGGCGTACTTATTACCATCGAAACTTGGAATCAAGACGGAGGACGAGGCTACAACTCAGTTAAGTGTTATGTACCGGTGAATGGTGCTTTTGCGATGCGCTATTCGACAGGTTTTTCCAATGGCAGCAGTTTTTTAAGCTGCTTTAATATCGTACATAATACGCGTGATTTCCCTTTGCACGAGTGTTTGGAATTCAATAACGGCTCTATGGATTGGCGTGGAAGTCATCCCGATTTGTGGCACTATGGAGAGGGGCATACCATCAATTACGCCAAGGCTCTCGCCAAAATCCGTAAATTCAAGGACGCTGACATCGGCGAGCGTTTCAATATGCAGTTGGATGATGCGTTTAAACGATACGCTAAAAAGGGCTACTTAGTAGATTGAAATTTACATAAATTAGTAGACCACCAATTTTCGTAAGGAATCCCACCAAAAATAATAAATACCCAATAATTTTTTCAAAGAAAGGAATTGCTCTGATTGATGAAACTCGAAGAATATCTTATCCGTAACGGCGTCAAGCTGTTTATCAATCCCTTAACACCGAAAGACAAACCGCGTCAGACAAATAGCCTCGGTGCCTTTGATTACGCCGAAAACCTCAACAATATCCTCGGCAAGCACATATGGATTTGCGATTATCGTGTCAATGATAAAGTAGTCCTGAAACCGATTCGAGATGTGAAGCCTATGGAAGTCGTTATTGCAGACGCAAACAACTGCAAAAAGAACATCTACTATTCGCCAGTCTATTTTCAGCCGGTGAAAGGAAAGAAGGTTCTTTCTACCGTTATCGCACCCATCGACAATACCGGCTACCGTTGCAGCCCCGGCGTTTCTGTTAATATCTTTGACACTAGGGAAGAATGTGTTAAGTGCTATCGGGAACAGGTTCGACAGGCAGACGAGATTTATGAGAAAGAGAAAGCTCGCATCATCAAAGAGTTCGACGCTCGCATACAGATTCTCAATGATTCTCTCACACCGTTCAAAGATGTCCCGCAGAGCGATTACACGGTAACTGTTAAAGCTGATGCCACAAACAATGACCTGCCTTACAGTGCAAAAGACCGTGGCTATCGTTACGAAGTGTCTAAGAGCATGACGCCTGAAAAGTACGCTATTGAGAAATTCAAGAGTCGTGTGCTTCGTGACCTTGCAGACGAACTCCGCGCCAATACCCAGTGGATGCGCGGCATACCTATCAGTCTGACCTTCGTCATGGACGCTTATGTTGATGGTATGCGAGATATTACTCAGACTGAAATTATGTCGCTAACACTTACCTTGTAAAAATCACAAAAACAAGTTAAAATAACATTCAAAGAAAGAAAGGAATTTGCTTTATGAAAACGATGGAACTTGCTGCCTCTATTATCGATGTCTTCGAGGATTACCTCTCTACTATCGACAAGGTCATCCCTTGTGCTGACCCCGATGATGAAGAAGACCGCGCTGAGAACGATAATGCGGCCGCCATCTATGGCACCGAATACTACACTCTGGAGGATACCATCAACGGCTTCTTGCAGAACGACCCGCTCAACCACAGCGCCTACATTGACAAGTGCCTCAACGCTTTTGATTCTCTGCTCGATGAGAAGGGGATGAACGATGAAAAGCCGCAGGGTGAGAACCGCGACAAGATTCGTGACCGCATCTGCCACTTGGCTGACAGTGAGAAGGCTGCTGATGATGAGAAGACGCATTACGCGAGTCTCTGCGCCAAGGCAAAGGCTTGGAGCGCCGCCTACTATGAGCAGGATGCCCCGGCAGTTACGGACGAAGAGTACGATACCGTGATGCACGAGATTCGTGACATCGAAGCCGCGCATCCGGAACTCGTCACCTCCGACAGCCCCACGCAGGTAGTCGGCGGCAAGCGCGTCATCGGCATTCCGGTTGAACACCGTGTTCCGATGCTTTCGCTTCTGGATGTCTTCTCAAACGATGAAGTGCGCGATTTCACGGCTTCTGTGGAGAAGGAATATCCTGATGCCACCTTCTCTATTGAGCGCAAAATTGACGGCCTGAGCCTGTCTCTGGTGTACGCTAAGCCTGTCGGTTCTGACGGAAAACTGCGGCTCGTACAGGCGTCCACTCGCGGCGACGGTCATGTTGGAGAAGACGTGACAGCGAATGTCATCGCACTCAGTTGCCTGCCTTACAGCATTGAGCTCCCGGAAGGCATCAACAAGATTGAGCTGCGCGGTGAGTGCTACATGTCCGAAAAGGATTTTGAGACGGTCAATGCAAAACAGGCCGAAGCAGGAAAGAAGCTCTTCGCCAATCCCCGCAACTGCGCTGCCGGTACGCTGCGTCAGTCTGACCCGGCTGTCGCAAAGGAGCGGAACCTGAAAGTGTTCATTTTCAATGTGCAGAGTGTCAATGACGGGGAGGATTCCTCTGAGTTTGCTGACTCTCACTGCGACCAGCTTTGCTATCTGCGCGATGTTTGCGATTTCAAGACCACCTACTACGCGCATTGCAATGACACCAACAGTATCCTCGCCGCTATCCGCGATATCGGGGAGCATCGGTATGATATCGATTATCCCATTGATGGCGCTGTCATCAAGGTAGACGAAATCGACATCCGCAAAAAGATGGGTGAGCGGACCAAAACTCCTAAGTGGGCTATTGCTTTCAAGTATCCTGCCGAAGAAAAGGGGACTATCCTGCGCAGCATTCAGTTGCAGACAGGTCGTACTGGTCGTGTCACTCCTGTCGCGGTCTTTGACCCCGTGCAGCTTGCCGGAACCCGTGTGGAGCGTGCAACGCTCAACAATGCCAACTTCATCAAGGCGCTGGACATCCGCATCGGCGATACTATCGTCCTGCACAAATCCGGCGACATCATCCCGAAAATCACAATGGTGGAGCTGGAAAAGCGTCCTGCAGACGCTGTGCCTTATGACATGGCAAAGCAGGTCTGCCCCGTTTGCGGTGCGCCTATCGCGCCCGTCAACGGTTCTGTGGACCTGTACTGCACGAACGACACCTGCCCTGCAAAGACCGTGAATCGTGTCATTCACTTTGCCTCAAAACCCTGCATGGACATCAAGGGACTTGGTCCTCAGATGATTCAGGACTTGGTTGACAGCCGGTTCATTGAGAACCCCGTTGACCTGTATAGGCTCTATGAGGAGGAAGGTGAACTGACCGACATGTATGGCGCGAAGATTGCCAAGAAGGTTCTTGCTGCCATCGAAAAGTCCAAGGAGCAGAATGCCGACCGCGTCCTCAAGGGCCTTGGCTACCGTCTCATCGGCGGTCATGTTGCTCGTGCGCTGTTTACTCAATGCAAGGCTACGAACGGCAACCTTCTGACACTGTCCATGCTCAATGTAGATACCATCAAGGAGTACAACATTCCCGGCTTTTCTGATGCTATCTATGCTGCGCTCGATGCGATGCTTTCCAGCGCTGAATTTACGCAGGAAGTCAATACCTTGCATGATGCCGGTGTCAATCTTGACTACCATGCTCCGGCAGGTGCCAATGATGAGTCTGCACCGCTCGCTGGCAAGACATTCGTTATTACCGGTACACTGCCTTCCATGAGCCGCGATGAAGCCAAGACTTATATCGAAGCGCATGGCGGCAAAGTCTCCGGAAGTGTCTCCAAGAAGACGAGCTATCTCGTTGCCGGTGAAGCTGCCGGTTCCAAGCTGGATAAGGCAAATTCGCTGGGCGTACCCGTTCTGAGTGAGGACGACCTCAAGGCCATGTGCCAGTAAGGAGGTCTTGTGGTATGTATGACTTCGACCGCATCGTAAAAGCTGCGGAGTCCTGTGACTTTCACGACGCATTTGCCTCTGACATCAAACGCTGTGAAAATGCTCTTGGCATGGGTGGCCTCATGGCAATCAATGCTGAATGTTGGCTTGATGTATTGAGCGCCATGCCGGACGCTGAAATCGCAGAGTATGTCCACACTAAGTATAAGCCCGGTCTCTTGAATCCGTTTAAGGGAACGTCCTTGTACATCAAATCTTAACCTCTTGCCGCTTGCCCTTAACAGGGTGAGCGGCTTTTGCTAATATGTGCGAATCGCGTACACTAAAATAATAGAAAGAAGGTATCAATAATGAAATCACATGAAGCTCCTGTTACCGAAAACATGCAACAATGTATCGACTATATCAAGCAGAATGAAGATGAAATCGCAGAATATGTGAATTCGCTTTTTCTTGCTCAGAAGGATGTAATTAGAGAGAAAATTTTGGAGAGTTTGGCAGCAATGCTGAACCCCATTCCCACTCATTATGAATGGCGCAGCAATGATTGCCCGTATGATTATTCTGGTGAATTGTACGAAGATGGAAAGGTATCTTTGGAGCAGACTGTTAGTGAATTTCTCGAGAGCGAATATACTGGTGCAAGCCGCGCAACCTATGTATCTCACTATGGTCTATCATATAACACATATGGGGATAGCCTCTCGGACGATACCCTTGAGATTGGCTGCTCCATTATGACCGATGGAATTAAAGATTTCGTACAGAGGAATGCAGGGATTCCGTGTGAACGATTCTCCCGTGAAGAATTTTTCGACATCAAAACCGAATGTAACGAATTTGACCCGATATACGACGAATGCCGCGCCAGCGATTTCTTTTGGGCTACTGCCGCTGTAGAATTTGCAGGCATTGACAAAATGACTTTGAAAGAAGTTCTCGCCGCAGTATAAATTGTCACGAAAGCCGTTCGCCGTTTGGTGGACGGCTTTTTCTTTTTGACATTTTTTGCGATTTCCCGATAATAGTGGAAACACCCAAAACAATGTGGAAACGTGACGATGCCTTGGCTAGTATCACCTCAAACTATACGGTAAAAGCTAATCTTACTTCCGGTGATTGGAGCGGCACGGTGTCTTTTGCCTGCACCATTTCAGGAAACTAAATATCCGGTCTTCTAAATTGTACGATGTGTCGTATATATTATTTTCGTAAAAACTTGGTATTTTGGGTTGACGGCACGTGCGATACCCATAGAATAGATAATGTAACAGAGATATCATTGATTTGCCATAGTTCATATACCTCCTGGAAGAAGGACAGATGCCCATATTGGGTTTCTGTCCTTTTTCTTTTTGAGGATTCCCGCAGATTTTCTGCGTTTAATATAGATTCATCCCACGGAATGTGGACTTCTGACAGCCGAAGGAAAGGCTGATTATATAGAATTGCTATGCTAATCAACATAGCACGCGTACACAGCGTCAATGTGTTTATATAAATGTTCCTGCACGCGAACGCCGCGTTAAGAGCGTATTTATATATACCGTATAACAATTACAAACCTTCAAGGAGGACTTTACCATGATTCGAAACATAATTTAGCGAGTAGACGCCATCATCAGCAGCCACGAAGCCAAAGCCAAACAATATACAGCTGACTATGGTTCATTCGTTCACGGTCTAATTAAGACCTAGCTGAGCAAAGATGGTGTGATACTCGCGCTCCTGCTGGAGCAAGTGAAACTGACCGATGCCGCGAAATTTCTGCTGCTTTTGGCTGTAGTATCAATCGCTGGCGCATTTCTTGTCAAGAAAGTCTTCAAAAATTACAGCCACATCAAAGGATTGGCCGAAGACTTTCTGAAATCAGCTGACGTTTTCGGAGCTGTCAAAGAAGCGATTTCTGATATCGCCAGCGGCTCCTGCAAAACAAACAACAAAAAAGAATAATAACATCCCCGATATATGGGGCTCACATTGCTGTGGAGATAAATTCGAGAGCAGCACGGCAGCCCCACGTTACGGGGTTATATTATGGCTAAGAAGAATAACAACATCACTTTCAACGTCGGCATCACCAACCATTACTTTGACGCTATTTCGCGCCAGAAGTTACCCATGAGCGATGCCGCTTGTGAGCCGGTTGATAATGCCATCTCTAATTGCAAAGATGCCATTAACATCTTGGTCGCGATTGTGAAAGGCCATGCCAAAAACCTAATCGGTGTGGTTATTGCCGACTGGGGCAATGGTATGTCTAAGGAAAAGCTGCCGGAAAACCTACAGTTTGGCAACGGCCACAGCAATGAGGGCCCGCTGTGCATCCATGGCGTTGGCCTGAATAATTTCATTTTGGTTGCCACCCGCAACAAGTATCCCTGGTTCATCGCTTCCAAGCAGCCTGGAGAGGACAGCTATCACCGCGTTGACGGCCCGTTCGCCACGACCATGACGATGTCCGAGCAGGAAGAGATTCCTATGGCAGATGTCGTTATGCGTGAGCAGTTTAAGGCTCTTGGCGCTCCTTCTACCATCATCTATGTGGAGATGGACAAGGCTACCGCCAGCACCATGCTGACCAAGAACGGCAGCTGCGCTGAGAGCCGGGTCACCAGCCTGAACGTGCTGCGTACCTGCCTGGCTGAGCACTTTGGTGTCAAGTACCGCAATTACTTGGCACCTGACGCTACCGGCGTTGCTCCCGCCCGTATCCTGATTCCTGATTTCCATATGGCGAATGGCAAGACGTGCGATGTGCTCGTCAAGCCTATTTTCCAGCCGTATAAGGAGAAGCAGAAGGAAAAGAACTTCACTGTTGACTATGATGGGTACGAGATTCCTGTCAAGGTTGAGTGTGGTCAGCTGGATACGGATGCGACCAAAGGTGTTGTTACTGGTGGCTATGACTTGAAGCATTTCTACCAGAACAACATGCTTACGCAAGGCTTGGATATCCAGCTCGGCGAGCGTGTTATCGCCACCGCTCAGTTTGATACCATCTGGGACAAGGCTCGTCACCCGGCCTTCAACGCTTTCACCGGCGTTGTTGCTGTTGATATTTCCGGTCTGCCGCGTGGGTTCTTGAATACCCTCGCCAACAAGTCGGATATCGACCTGAGCGACAAGGGATGGCGTAAAATTTTCGACGCTATTGCCGAAAACGTGAAGCCTCTCGAAAGCGAGTCTCTCACTCTTGAGAAATATGCGCAGGATTTTGCAAATCGGCTGGTTGCAGACACCGGGAATGAAGTTGAATTCCAGTTCCCTCTGTACGCAAACCGGACTCGTATCGACGTTCTGGAACATATCGACGAGTCCCACTGCAAGATTTATGACTTCATGAGCGGCGTTGCTACTTTGAAGTCTGTAACCGAGCTGCGGACTCATTGGGATGGCATGGTTGCACAGGGCATTCAGCCTGTTTCGGCTGTGATGTTCTGCAATAAGCGCGGTCCTATGCTCAAACATACCTGCGACGAGATGAATACTCTCGTGCAGGCTATGAATGACGAGGACTTCTACATGACCCTCGAAGCTGCTGGTGGTGATGCATCTAAGATGCCGCACTACAACTTCGATGTTATTCTTGACCAGAATATCCCCGTGAAGAAATAACATCACTTGCCGTCATCCGAAAGGGTGGCGGCATTTTTTTTGTTGAGCCATTGCTCAAACATCGAGATTCCTCATGTGGGATATAGCGTTTTGTACAGATATATGCTATAATTGGAACAAAAAGGAGGAACCGACATGGCAGAAAATAATAACAACGGTGGCAAAAACACTAATATCATCACCAAAATCAACGATACCATTTCCAAAGTCCTGGGCGATTTCCCGCCCGTTGTTCAGACAATCGCAAAAATCGTTGTCTTCGGTGGGCTCATCCTGCTTATCGCCAAAGCCATCGGCTATATTTTCCCGGTTATTGTGAACGTTCTTTTCAACCTCTTAGTCAAAATCGTTGGCTTCTGCATTCTGGCAGCCTTTCTTTACGGCTGCTGGTACGAGGTAAAACTGCAAATGACTCGCGATGAAAACTCCTTCCTACTGAATGAACGACTCAAGTATCAGAAAAAAGAATACGAGGAACGTGAGCACAGAAGACAAGAACGAGATAACAGACGATAATACATAATCATACATAGGCTGTCCAGCTTCGGTTGGGCAGCTTTTTTTATTTTCCTGTTGCAGGCTCTTGCGAATCGTATACCATAAAAAGTATGAAAGGAGTTTATCATGAAAACACTTGAATCCTTTTTTAGCAGAACTGCACAGTTTGGCTTGCTCATTTATCTGACCGGCTGCTTTGGCCTGTTGATTGTTTTAGGCGCTGCAGTCGCAAAATGGCTTAAACTCATCGACGTAATTCAATATATTGCCTTTGCTTTTGGACTTGGACTCCTCACTTTGCTTATCGGCGTGGTGGGTCTCTCACTCCTCGGCATTAGGCAAAACCGCAAACATAAGGAGGTAAAACGCGCATGAGTAAAAAGATTATCAATATCACCGCAGCTGCCATGGCACTCGCTGTGACACTTTCCGGCTGCGCCACAGCTGTGGTTCAGGAGCGGAAAGACCAGGCAGCCGCAGCAGCAAGCGCAGAAGCAGCACAGGCTGCCGTCACAGCAACACCGGAACCGACAGCAGAACCGACCCCGGAACCCATCAATGCCTGGTCTTTGTTGTCGAATCTCCCGGATTTCACGCCCGGCACGCTGGACAATCCTGACACTACCTGGCCGGACGGTATTCCGATGGGGCAGAGTCCTCTGTCTTACGATGACGGCAGCAAGTTCTATTCGCTGCGCAGCGTTGATACCGGCAAGACACTGGATATCACGGACGTTGCATTACAGGATGTACGGGATTTGCCTGTAAAGGGATATCTGAAATTGAACGAACTTGAAAACGGTGATACAGTCATTGGTGAAATCAATGCAGAATCCACAGGCGAAGGCGTAGAAAAGGAAATCAGTGATTTTTCCATTCACACTGTCAGCAAGGATGACGGCTGTGACTATTATCCGATTGGATATAACGGCGGTTCACTGACCTTGATGCTGGACGGTCGTGCAGCCAATGATGATGGCATCAATATCGGCGATGCGTTCCTTGACGGTCTTTATTATTCGTCTGTCACTCCGAACAAATTCGACGGCTATCCGACCGACGGAGAGCCGGAGGAACAGTTCAACTTCCTGTATGGTTTGTTTGGCAATCCGTCCGGTCTCTACTGGACAAACAACGATTCTGTCGCTTTCAATTCCAGCAAGCAGTATCGTACCTTTGAAGATTTCCGAGATGCAGATTATGATGTTGAAATTGGCGGCAAGAACTTCTATCTGGTTTGGAACTATGACGGGTATAGTGTTGTTGCGGCGTGCAACGATACCTTTGACAGCGCTAATGTGAAGGGCACTACGATTCAGGATATCTACTTGTTCCCGAACATGACAGAAACCAAGTACCTAGTCGAAAATTCCGGCAGCCTGATTAGCGGTTATCTGGGTTATGGTGAAGTTCCCGTCATCTTGACTGGTACATACGCATCAGTCAACAGTGATTCGACTGTCGAACAGGATACAAGCGCAGAAGAAAACACCGACGCTGAATCTGGTGACAATTCCACGGCGGACGAAAACGCTGAGTCCAGTTCCGATGATAACAGCAACAGTTCGGAAAATTCCGATTCTTAATTCTAAAAAATAGTTATTGCGTATTCGTGCGAAACGCATACAATAAAAATTGTATGATAGATAACAGCACACATACGCTATAATTTCACAATTCTGAGAAGCAGACTATCCGTTTGGAGGTCTGCTTTTTTTGTTGGAATTTTGCGGTGCTTTGCTGACGTTTATCGTAACTAAACACTACAAGGAGAAAGAAAAATGACCGTAACAAACACTGTAACAGAAACAGAACACTTAACTCCCCTGCGTTCCGCTGTAGAGCACATCAACTGGAATACTTTGTACCAGCAGAAAATGGCTCTCGAAGAAGTCTCTGACATGCTCTATGCCAAGAGAAAAGAGGATGACACGTTTGGCAAGGCTTCCGCCTGGCTCGAAAGCGTCATTGCACTCATGGAACGCTTGGGGGATGCAGCAGAAGAGGAAGGAAAGTTTAATTATCCCGAGCGGGACGAAAACGATGAACATCTGGATAACAGGTTCAATCATGTGTTGAATCAGTACCCGGATGTGGATATCTGACCAGTTCATATCAGGAGGACAATGATGCGGATTAACAGCAGTTGTGTGCTTCACAGCACCACGAGTCTCAACGCAAGAGTTCTTCCGCTCATTGGACGGGTCGGAACTCTTGAGCTGTCAAGTGGGCAGCCACTCGTATTCAAAACAACAACACCAAAACAACAAGACATTCTGCGTACCAGCACAGTAAAAGCTATTGGCTTTGCAGGAAGCAGAATTTTTGTCAAAACCGAAAGAGGAACCCAATACACATTTGAATTCCAATAACACCCAAGCGGCCACTAATCTCATTTTTTATAGATTGGCGGCCGCTATTATTTTTATCAATTTGAAAGGAAGTTTTTATCATGAATTTCATCAATGCCGCCACCAAGAAAGAACGCACCCATGTAGAAGAAATCATCAAGTCTCAGCCTGCTATGCCTCATGAAGGCATAACTGCCACTGAGATTGGTATTTGCGGCAAGCAAAATCTTTTCATGGACGTTTATCGCCCGGATAACGATGCCGAAAAGCATCCGATTATCATCGATATCCATGGCGGCGGCTTGATTGCTGGCCGAAAAGAACAGAACCGGAACCTGGCAACCTGGTTTGCCAAAGAAGGGTATCTCACCTTTGTTCCGGATTACCGTCTGGTTCCTGAAACCAATGTTTTCGGTCAAATCACCGATGTCATCAATGCGTTTGCTACTGTAGCTGAACGCGCTGAAGACTTCGGTGGTGACTTGAATCAGGTCTTTGTAGTAGCCGACAGCGCTGGCGCATTCCTTGCCTGCATGGCAAGCTCTATTCTCCGCTATCCTGTCAAGATACAGCCGGTAGAGGACGAACTGGAAGAGAACGTACCCGAGGCAGCCAAGAAGCTCGTCATCAACGCGATGGGCCTGCAGAGCGGTATGTATTACATCTACAAGGGCCAGGTAGGTTTGCTTCAGAACTACTATATGTCTAAGGGCTGGAAGAATCACAGTTATGCTGAGTTCATCAAGCCTGAAACCTATTCCAAACTCATCCCCCCGTGCTATATCTGCACCGGGAAAAAGGACTTTCTCAAGAAACAGACTTTTGGGTTTAAGAAATGCCTCGAAAACGAGCGCGTTCACCACGACTACGGGTTTGTTTCCAAGAGAGAAACGGTCCATGCTTTTGCAGCGCTCTATCCTGAGACTGAATCTGCAGTCGGTGTGAACCGCGAGATGATTCGATTCTTTGACACCTTCAAAAAATAACAAGGAGCATATTTTATGACTCACAACGAAATGGTTCATGGTCTCTGCACGCAGGAAACTATTACCGTACAGGACTTTGCTGAACTGATACGATTCACGCTCGATGCCAATGAAGAAGTCATCTACGACGGATGGATTAACGTCTACGTCCCTATCTGGTTTGATGCAGACAAAGCATTTGGCCTTGGTTTGAACTCAGAAGAAAATGCAGATTGGATTAACATGTACATTGACTGGCATCCGGACGATACCATTTTTACATACATTTCCTACTGCAACAATTCCACCGATGACCCCGACTTCAATCTCGAAATCATCATGAGCCCTCACCACCGGGAATTGTTCAATGCGTATTTCAAAGAACAGTTTAAGGCGGTTTATCACATGAGTGTCGAAGAAGCGTGGGCTAAATTCGGCACCGAATAATATAGTGAGGAGATATATCATGGCACGTAAAGAAATCAAAATTTTCATGGACGCCAAGGAAGCTGCCAGTTTCCTGAAAACTATCGATTGGTCCTGGCTGTTCGGCTTTCTCAGTGAGCGCTATAACGTTTCGCTCAGCCCTCACAAAGAGCTGAAAGACAACGGCGCAGCAATCATCAAGGTCGAATGGCCTGATGAACTGATTGAAAAGTGCGGAATGATGGCTGATGTCTTCTCGTCAGTCAAGCTCGTCACGTTCGATTCGTATTTCAAGGAAATCGTGGAATACGATGAAGATAAGTTCAATGAAGAACGTGAAGCATGGCTTACCAATCCGACAAAGACGTTCAGCTATCTCGATTGCGAGGGCATCGTCAAGGAACGGACTCTTGCACTGAACATCTCCCTTCGCTATACGCTGTATGACGGAGGCTACAATTTCGCAACGCTGCTCTATGCGGTTTATTCCGATGTAAACGGCTGGACTATCCAAATGGAAAAGGAGTAATGGCAATGGTTGAAATGGCATTTAAGGTAAATCCCGGCACCACTTTCTACAAGAATTATTTCGCGACAAAGGAGGAAAAAGCGCATTTCATTGAAATTGCAAAGCAGTTCTTCGACAAATATTTCCCTGATGAGAAGCTCTCGTATGTTTTGAATGACCGACTGACTGTTGATTTGAAGCCGGAACTGCTCGCCAAATACGAGTCCCAGGTTATGAAACGCCGTGACCCTCACGGATTTGTTGTCTTCAAGCAGCGTTCGCCCATGAACTGCCTGTGGGAAGATGAGGTCTGTAAGAACGTGAACGGCAAGAAATTTCTTGCCAACCAGTTCTGGTGGGCCGACTTCAACGGTTCTGGCCGCATCACTACGGAGCTGTGGGATGATGAGCAGGGAAATATCTACGGATATTATTCCTGCGAATATGCAACTCGCAGCACCAAGGTTCCAGACACCGTTACGCAGATTAAGCTGAGTGAATATCACGCGGCTTACGAAGCATACACGGAAGCCAAAAAAGCAACTGCTGACGCCGCTGCTACAGCTTGACGCTGCTTGCGATGCCGGTAAAATTGTGAATGTACGATAGATAGCATCTGCGCATTTCAGCGCTCGTACAATTCACAAACTGATACAACTAGGCAGACTCATCACCACGATGGGCCTGCCTTTTTTGTTTACAGAAAAAGGAGAAAAAATATGAACACAAAACGAATCAAAGAATTGGCTGCACTGACCGATGGAGAACTCGCAAGGAAACTTCTCATTCAGGAGTTTGGCAATGACTCTGAAACCCATTGGGGAAACAACGCACACGATGAACGTGTGATGGTTACTATCAATCCAGACGGAATCGCTCAAAGGACCTGGGAAGCCGACCATTGGGTTCGCCTTGACGAATTCGACAAAGACGGTTTCTATGCCCGTGAGATTTACGAGGGAAAATGGGTCGATGAGCCATTGCCCAAAAACGTCATTGCACGAAATGTCACAATTGCTGCACCGAAACCTATTCAGCAGGAATCCAAAGACACTGAAATTCTTCGAGCGGCACAAGTCCTGTGCAAACAGCTGACCGGAGATGACACCTTTGGATGGAATCCTGAGCTTCTTGCACAGATTGCGGATTGCACGGCAGCTTTGCTTGCCACCAACGGAATCAGCTCTCATTTTCCGAGCGCCAATACTGAACCCATCTGCTCTTGGGAAAAGCCGGTCGTCGAATATCAGCGTCCGGATTACGCCCTGGAGTATGGTACTAACTACTAAAACGAGGAGGATATCATGGCAAAAAACTATTTTGGTGTCGTTCTGACCACCAAGGAACACGATAAATATCGTCTTGTAGTATACCGCTACAAGGACCCTGGCATCCTTAATACCTGCCCGATGTGTCAGCTGCTTCGGGCCATTCACAAATTCCAGCAGGAATACACTGAAATTCACCGCGAACATTGCAGCCGTATCCCGCCTCGCAAGTGGTACGAGCTTGGCAGAGTAATGCCGAGTATCGTTCTGCGGAAATACGGCCTGGAAAAGCATTACGAGATGTCATTTGAGCCGAGTCGCGTGCCTCCAGCTTCTGCGCTGAAACTCATCCCTGGTGCGACCGCTTCTAACTGGAAGCAGTACATCTGGTACGTTGATGGTGATGTGACGATGCTTGGCTAAAGACCATTGCACATTCGTGCGAGACCCATACAATTAGAATTGTACGATAGATACCAGCAATCGAAAAGGTGCTTTGCCTTTCGTACAATTCACATTTCGCTTGAAGGCGGACTTCCAATATCTGGAGGTTCGCCTTTTTGCGTACTTACAAAAAAAGGAGTGTAAATTATGTTTATCATCACAAAAACTTTTACCGATGACGAGGGCCATCTTTTCACAAAGGTAAATCCAAAGCAGTATTCCACTCCCGGAGAAGCATACGATGCTATGCGTAAGGATTACCTCAACGAGCTCAAAAGCCGAGGTCTTGAGGACAACGGTAGTTCCAATGACGATGGCGAATCCTGCCCTGGCGGATACATCATCAGCGATGAGGCACAAATTTTTGATTATGCCCAATACACCCCGTATGAACAGCTTCTTCCTGCTGTTTTGTTCGGAGTCCATCGGATTGGTTAAGGAGAATCGCAATGGCTAAGAAAAGTGCAAGAAAAGAAATCACAAAAATAAACCTGAAACAAGCCGCGCTCGAAGGTCTTTCGTATGAAAGAGCCTGCGAGACTGCCAAGCGTGCAGGGGAACCCTCTTATCGCTTCACGGTCGGCGACAAAGTACAGGTTGGTCACCTTCTAAACTGCGTTGTTGACGAGACTCTGGAAGGCGGGTACATGTATCTTATCCGCAGTGGTGCAAACAGCGATAACTATTCCTGCTGGGCTTGGACAAACGTTCGCCCGCTGGATGATGACAAAGATACGCATTTCGCCAAGCGCAATTCTGCGCTATCCCGCCTGCACTACTCAAACCGCAGTATGTATTCTTTACTCAGCTTCCAATACCTGTTCGGCGTTGATTTCAACCCTGATTATCAGCGTGGTTCTGTTTGGGATGATGAGGACAGGGAAAAGCTGTTGGACAGCATCTTTATGGGTCGCGAGATTGGTCGTTTCGTCTTTAAGCAGCTGCCATTCACTCGCACAAGCAACGATGGCAACTACTATGAAATCGTTGATGGCAAGCAGCGTATGTTGACCCTGCTTGCTTTTTACGAGAACCGATTCCCGTACAAAGGCGTATTTTACAACGACCTTTCCGCACAGGACAAGAACTGGTTTATGGATGCCTCCATTGGCGTTGCTGAGATTGACCAGAGCGTAACTCGCGCAGAAGTCTTGGAAATTTTCCTTGCCATGAATGAAGGCGGTAAGCCTGTCGCAAAGGAAGTCCTCGACCATGTACGCGAATTGCTAAACGAAGAGAAGGGAGAAGGATTATGATTCCTATGTTCAAGCAAAAGGTCGGTATGACGAAAATTTATGCAAAAGGAATCGCAGAACTCTTTCTTATTCGCTGCAATCCCTATCATTGGGACGGCAGCGGGGAAGTGCCTGACAACATCAGTTTCGATGTGTACAAGCGCAAAATCGATGAAACATACGATGGCTGCACACTCGAAATTCAGCTTTGCAAACCTGATGGTTGTCTTTGCTATGCGGCTTCTGTTCACCTGTATGAAGGCGGATTCTGGACAGGGCACGGCATTGGCTGTTTCGACAAGACTGCGATTTGCAACGACCCTGGTTCTGTCGATGCCTTGACAAGCGCCATCATGCGAGTGTGCATGATATACGAAAATCTCACAAATTTTCGCAAGGTTTTCGTCAAGTGCCTTACCATCAGCCAGAAACGAATGAACGAAATCAAGCAGTATACCGATGACGGCAAAGAGCAGGATGAGATTGAGTTCGAATCCGTTATCTTCGCCGATGGTATACACATGGATGTTCGCTGCATCCCACGCCACAATGGACCTTCCTGGTGCGAAGCGGCTATTTATCGTGAGGATGAGGATATCGTCACGTCTGAGCCGAGCAACTCGTTCTACAACCATTGGGTTTGCCAGACGGCAAACGCCACCTACCATCTTTATATAGGTATTGCTGACGAATGAAACTTGACGCGCCTTGCGAACAACATATCATAGAAATTATACGATAGATACCAGCAATCGAAAGGGCGTTTTGCCTTTCGTATAATTCACAATTTCGCATGAAGAGCGGACTTCCCACATCGGGAGGTCCGCTCTTTTTGCGTTATAACAACAAAAGGAGTGTATTTTATGAAAATGACAATCACGGGCCAAATTGATGGCAAATCCGTGCCGATAACCATTCCGATTGAAAAAGTTATCGAAGCTTTCTGGCCTTACGCCACCAAACCTTCTGCTCTCTCTGTTTCCACTGAGCTTGACGCAGACGGCATCAGTGCTAACTTTATGCTCGGCCAGGAAACGAAGGATTCTTATCCCGGTATCTGGCTCACCAGCAAAAACAGCAATACCGGTCGTGCAGGTTTCTGGTTCTGTTTGGAGCTGCCGAACGAAACCAACGACATGGTAAAAGGCTATCTGTACGCTGGCGATGATGAAACAGAGACGGACCAACCTCTAGCTGTTATCGCTGATGGCGTTCGAAATGAGGACGACGAGTCGAAGCGCGTGCTTTGGGTGGATGGGTCGTTGACTCACGTTGAACCTCTAACCGACAACTATCTGAAACGCCAAGGCGCTGCCACCGAAAAGCAGCTCGATGAGTACGACGCTTGAACTGATACCATAAATTTCCCCACCTAACCAAAAATAACAAATAAGGAGAGTAAAACTATGTATCTCGAAACTATTGATGAAAAAGCGTTCCGTTCTTTTCTTTCTAATCCTGCTATTTCCGTTCTGGACGGTAACGTTCTGGATAAGTACAACGGCTCGAATTTCTACCGTTTTGTCCGCGTCCCCCTTTCCGATGGCGAGCATAGTGTCGAGGCATTATTTGGGCAAATGTGCAGTAACTATCCCACCAGCATGAGCAAAAACCATTTTTATGAACAGCATAACCTTGAGTTTATGGCTTATGTTGTGGACCACGAAAAGACCTATGCTGAAAGCTATGAGTTCCTGCGATTGTTTGATGTCACCTCTGCTTACACTGGTCCCCATTCCGCAATGGGTGAGATGACGAAAACGCTGTGGGATTATCTGGAGCAGAAAACAATTCTCGACCCTGACTATCTGAACACGCCCGAATTGCAGAACGAGGCTTATGAA